ATGTTTTTTTACAACCATCAATTCCGATGAAGATTTCACATTCAAGGTTTTTGATAGACTTAATTATGGATTGTAACGTTTCATCAAGGAATTCAACATTGTCGAATGTTGGTAATATAATTGTTATTTCTTTCTCTTCATTTTTAATATCGAATTCATTAACTATTTTATCAATAAACAACAAATCTTTATATACCAATATGTTTTCGTTATTTTTATCATTTCCGATAACTATAACTTTATCACCATGTGACCATTTTTGTAAATTTTCCAAAATTACAACTGAAAAATCTTTTTTAGTTTTATCAACATTAAATAAAATTTTACTACCTATTTTCTCTTTAAAGTTATTTTCTAAATACGTTAAATGGTGCATGTTCATTCGTGAAATTAAGTACTTATTCTCAACCATTTTTCTTGCAGGGTCAGAAAGAACCGAACTATAAATATGTCTACCGTATTTTCTATCATCTATCTTATATATTGATGGTACATAAAGTTTATCTTCTAAAAAATAGTATTTATCACTTTTATAATATGTAATTATTGGTGAATATAATGTATCAATATTATTAAGTTTCATTAAATTCACCTCCTCTCTTAGTTGACGGTCATTATAACATTCATCATTATCTAAAGTCATAATATATTCACAATTCACCGATTTACATTTTTCTAAACCCAAATTTCTTTTATCAATCATACCATCAATTTTATCGGTATATTCGGTTTCATAAATAACTAACTCATCAATATATCCGTAATTTTGTAATTCAAGTAATAATTGTTCATTTTCATATGAACCAATTTCACCCGAAAAACTTTTTTTCTGATGTATAACACAAACATAATCAACAACATTAATAATTGACTCAATTGATTTTTTTAACACATCAACATTATAAAATGAATTATATGATACACCAACTTTAATATTATGTAGATTTCTTTCTTTAAACTTTGTTTTAATATTTTTACTTATATCGTACCATTTATTATCTTTTAATAAATTAGATAGTAATCTTTCTAAGTCGTTGTAATTTTCATACTCATGAATCAAATCACCAAAATAATTTTTTTTACTTTTTTCAGAAACTACACATTTATTGTTATTTAACAAATAAAATAATCTTACTTGTTCTTGTATTGAGGTTTCATAAAAATGGAGGTTCAACACTATTTTTGAGTTTGAAATAACTTCATCTAAATTATTAGTGAAATCTTTAGGTAAAAAATTTATATTTGAGTTACTAATTTCATTACCTGAGACATCATAACTATCACCAATAACAACCAAATTAAATTTCGAATTTAATTTTTGTAATATCTCAAATCTTTTTTTGTTAACCGACCCATAAAATAAAATGTCATACTTTGGGTTTTTTTTATTTTCAAGAATATCTAAAGATTTGGAATATTTCATAGGCATAAATTTTACTTTATTATAACCTATATTTTCTAAGAACCATTTGTTAGACATATCATAATCCCAAATTTCATCACATTCATCTAACCATTTTTTTAAATGAAGTGTTCTCTTCTTTATTACTGGTGATTTACTTTTGGGGTTAAACCAATTTGGATTGTAATTAAAAAGTTGTTCTAACTGATAGACAATTATTTTTTTATTTGGGTAATTTTCTCTATAATAGTCAATATTTTTCCCCAAATTATACCCAAGAATAACTAAACAATTATTGTACTTAGAGTCATTAGAATATAAATCGACTACCATTTTTTTTACATGTGAAAACGTTCCGTTATCATTGTCACGATTAATTACACATTTAATACTTTCCATAAAAATTTAAAATTTATAACAATATCTGTCTTTCAATCGTTTAACTTTGTTGTAATACTCTGTTTTATCTACTATATTCATACTTAATAAATATAAACTAATAAAAATTATAATGTATTTTATAATATTAGTTTTTTAACTTGAATGTTTTTTAATTTTTGTATAAATTTAGTCATAATGGAAAAGGTATTAGTGTTAAATTCAGATTATACCCCAATTAATGTTACGTCATTAATAAGGGGTTTTATATTGGTGGATAAGGGTAAAGCTGAGGTTTTAAAGTCAGGTAACAACCCTATTATGTCAGATGATAAAGAATATATCCGACCGTTAATTATAAGATTATTAAGTTATGTTAGATATCGTGTTAAATCATTGAAGATTAATAGACAACGAATCTTTAAACGTGACGAATTTAAATGTGCTTATTGTAATTCATCTAAGAATTTAACTATCGACCATATCAGACCTAAATCAAGGGGTGGTGATAATACATGGTTGAACTTAATTACGTGTTGTAAAAACTGTAACCGAATCAAGGATAATAAAACTCCTGAAGAGGCTAATATGAAATTACTTAGAAGACCATTTGAACCATCAATATTCTCCGAGGTGATTAACCCAACTATATCTCAAATTTGGGATGAATTTAAACAAACGTACTAAAAGCAAAAAGGTGTCTCACGACACCTTTTCACCAGATTTGCTCTCCTTTCTTTAAAATGTTAAGCCTTTTAGACAAATCTAAAAGATTGTTATGATACCAAACTTTTTATTTTATCAATACCTGTGGTTGCTAATCCTTTAACTTTACTACCAACGTTTGATGTATTTGTACTTAAAGCGTTTGATTTTATCTTTTGAGTAACATCACCTAATTTACCTGTTAAACTTTGTAATTTAGGACAAATGTAGTCACTAATTTTATGTTCGATAGTTTGTCCAAATGTACTTTGTTCGGCCATCTCAACCATAGCATTTCTTAATATGTCATATCCAGGACCTGTTAATCCTTGTTCGTTTTTAATTTTATTAATAGCACCTTCGGCAATATCTTTTGCTAACATTTTACTAACAAAACTACAATTAGTTAAATTATGTAATTCTGTTAATGGTAAGTTACCCACCGCAACTATTACAATGTTCCCTAACCAACTATTTGGGTCGAAACCAAACTTAGTTACCAACCATTTAGCAATATGTTCTTTAAAGTACTGAAATATACCTGTAGAGGCGTTTCCGAATAATCCACCTAATAAATCAAAGAAACTTTCCTTAATCAAATCTTTATTAAATTCTTGAGAATGTAAATAAGCGGTTTCAGTGATTACTAAGTCAAAAAACTTTTTAACGTCTTTTTTACTTTTAGGGTTAATGTTTTCAGTTAATAACTTGTAACGATTAACGATAATTGTACTTTCAGATAATAATCTATTTTGTTTTTTTACTGAGGTTTTAATCAAATTTTCTTTGATTATTTTTTTCATATCCATAGATTCATTTGTTTGTCTTGATTTATTTCTCATGAATTCATAAAGACCATACTTACTTGAATCTTGTAATAAATTATCTAATTCATCTTGAACACCAAAAGCCCCTGAATTAAATTTGGTGTTTTGTTCATAACAACCAAATACCATTTTCTTTAACGCCATTAATGTTGCGTCATCAATTTTAGTATTACTATCTTTCATGTTGTAAAGTGCTTTAATCGACGTTCTACAATTACTTTTAGTATACTGTTTAGTGTTTGCTAATTTTAACAATTCTTTAGGGTCCGTGACAATTTTTACTGATTCGGTATCGCCACTATTTGCGTCTTTATAGGCCTCTTTTTGTTTTTGAGTCATTTGATAAACAATAGTTGGACTACCCATGTCAACTAATTGTTTGTAATATTCCTTGTATTTACCCGCCATTAAGTCTCTAATATCAATGTGGTCATCATGTTCGGGTTGAGGGACTTCAGGTTCTTCTAAAGTATATCCTGCTAGATTTAACGCGGTTTCAATTGGTGTTTGTTGTTCAATTTTAGTATTAACCGTATTAATTTTTTGATATATGAATCTTTCACCAGGATTAAAGATTTTGGATAATGTACTTAAATCAACTTTTTTATATTCACGACCTTGTTTAAATTCACTTGGTTCGTCTTTAATATAATCTTTATTATTCCCAATAAAGTCGGTAATAAATGCGTCTTGTTTACCTTTAGGACTTTTAGGGTCTACTGTTGTATCACAAGCCCATGTAAATTCTTTTTGAGTTTTTCGATTAACACCTTTTCCTGTGGTCTTACCGATTTCCATCTCATAAAGCCAAACATCATCACCTTTACTATTTTTACCCGTTACAACTAATTTGTCAGCTTTTGTTGTTTTAGGTTGGGTACCAATATCAATGGTAAACCAAGGGAGTTTTTCTTTTGTGAAACACCCTTGATTTATCGCCTCTTGAATAGTTAACGGTTTATTTTCTGTATCTTGTTCGTTAATGTTTTTTCTTCCCATTTTGTTTTTTAACATTACTGTTTTTTATTTTGTCTTAAGCACTTGGGTCAAGAGGTTTTAATTCATCAGGGGCTGGTGCGACTAAATTGTTGTTACCACCTGTAGTACCACCTGAGTTACCTTGTTTAGCCTTAAACTCGGCCATGATTTTATCGTAAAGTTCTTGAGTTAATGACCCGTCAGTTGAACCATTGTCTTTTAATGCTTTCTCAGTTTCAGGACCAAATATTCGGTCAATTTTAATACCAAGTGCTGATTGGATTTCACCAATTTTATAACCTTTACAACCTTTTTTAATTGGGAATGAACCACATTCTGGTAAATTTTTAATTGTTGATGTTGATGTTGATGTTGATGTTGATGTACTTGGTTTAATATCAGTTTCACCTGCAATAGGGAAATCAATTTGTTCCATCATGTTTCTACGTGATTCAACTAATACTGTATCACCTCTTAATGAACAAGACCATTTTTTACCGATAAATTTCGCTCCTTCAGCATCCCAAATTTCACCATCAGAATAAAATCTATAATTTTTCTTATTTAATCCGTTTAAGTTAATAAAATATGTGTAACCCATATTATCGGTTAACGCACTTGAACTTGGGAATTTAGTTTTTAAACAAGGGTACTTTTTCAACCATACAGGCCAAGCAGCAACTTTTTTACCATCTTCCCATCCTTCAGAATCTTCGTCAACATCATTGTCATCAATAATTTTAACACCAGTATCGTCAAAAACTTCATGTATTTTATTTCTTCTGATGTATGCCTCATATAATGATTCATTCATTTCGACTTCAGATGATTGACCACCACCTATCTGTGCTACAGGTCTACCACTAACACACGCCAATGTTGCATTAGTATCTTTAGGTTGATTATTGCTGGATGTTGTAGTAATTCTTTGACCTTCAGCATAAAATCTGTATTGTTTTTGATAAATTGTACCATCAGTTTTTTTACGTCGTTTACCATTAATAACAACATATGTATATCCTTCAGGGTCAGCTCTAACACCATCAGGTGTTACAGTTCCTTTACTTTGGTAAAGACAAGGGAAATGTTCTTGATAATATTTTCTACTTTTAGATTCCGCAGGAATTAATTTAATACCACCACCTGACCATTTACTAACCGCTCTTTTAAATGCGGTTATTACAGGAGCTAACTCACCTTCAGATAAATCTTCAGCTAAATCATCCGCAAAATCAGCACCTTGATATTCATATATAACACCACATAAATCGGCAACATTTGCGTTTTTCAGTTTAGAAGCTGCTAGATTAACTTTATCCTCATCAGTTCCCCATCCTATTATCCCTGTGTAAAATAATTCGGCAATTTCTAAATGAGCTGATTTATCTAAAGCCGCCTCTTGCATAAGACTGTCTTCTTTACCGTATTTCTCAACAGTTGAACAAGCCTCCATAGTTTTTCTTAAAACTTCTTCATTATCGGCATTTCTATAGGCCGAATATAAAAATATACCAGTTAATGCTATGACAGGAAGTGCGACCGCAGCACCAACAGGTGTCATTAATGCGGCTCCAAGTGCTGCAGGGGTTGATATAGCGGATAGAGCCCCCGTTCCTGCTGCGGCACCACTTGCGGCTGCACCTGCGAATGCCGCACCTGCAGTACCCGCAACCATCCCACCTGTACCTACAACTGCGTCTTCGGCATCACTTTCTTTAATTAACGGTAACTTAATCGTATCTTGATTCTCAGTTAACGTTTTATTAGAATCATATTTCATTAACAATAATGCTCTTGAGACAACATCGTTAGGGTTAAAATTTTCTTTACTCATTTGTTTAATTTTTATTATAAATATTTGTTTATTTTAAAAAATGTAAATTATAACAGAGTATTTGCTTTTCCTCTGTTTATTTTTACGATATCGGCCCATTTAACTAACGCGATTTGATTAGCGGGACCTCTTGTTACTCCTGACTCCCATTTAGTAACTGTTGGATATGGTGGTTTTACACCGTCACCACCCGAAGCGGCACCACCAGCATCATCTTGTTCAATTAAATCCGAATAACCATCAATATCTATGACTTTATTCATTATACTAATAATGTCGTCTATATTTGTTCCCATAATGATAAATACTCATTTAAATAAAAAACCCCCAATTATATGGGGGCCTTTTTAAAAAAAGTCAGATGGGGGTAAGTTTTTAGGATTGATTAAGTAGTATTCATTTAAAAATGATATTACCTCATCCTCTAATTCTTCATCATCGTACATATCGTCAAAATCGTCATAATCAATTTCGTCTTCATCTATTAAATTTTCAAATTCATCAATTTTATTTAACAAAACATCGTAACCGAAGTTTTTAATTTCATTGAATTCAATTTGACTTGTTCTTATTTCATCATCACTATCAAGTAAAGTTCTAAATGTAACGTCTAATGTTTGTGATGATTCGTTTATGTAAAAAGAGACTAATTCTTTTATTTCCATTTTAGTATTTGTTGAATCTATTGAACATATCTAAAGATTTATTTAGTTGTTCTTGTAATGAAAAGATTTCAATGTCATCCATATCATCAAAAATATCGTCATCTTCAAAGTCTACTGTTCCGTTCTCTAAATCATCAGGACCATCACCTATTGTGTCAAGTTCCATCTCATCAATTAAATCTTCAGTGGTTTCACCTGAGAATAATCCCGTGTTTTTTCCATCATGTTTCATTTCATTGATACCAGTATTTCTGTATGTACCAACCTCACCTCTATTATTAACGGTAATTCCATTTTTGTCATTCGCTAAATCTTGGACATATAATGGTTGTTCGTTAGTATTTGCGTATTGGGTAACATATCCGTCATAAATTTCTTTATGTTGGTCAAGGATGTTAGTTCTTTCCTCGTTAGTCATTTTAAAAAAATAAGCGTTCATAATTTTTTTTATTTATAAATATGTTGATTAACGGCAATATTAAAATTATCATTAGATTATGAAAATTGATATTGATGAATACGCAGAAAATGCGGTGTTGTTAACAGGTCTCGAAGAGGCTATAATAGGGATTGTTGAGGAGTTTGGGAATGGACCAAGAATATTATATTCTAAGTCAAAAATCATTAATATTCTTTGTGAAAGAGATTTAATGACTGAAAGTGAAGCTGAAGAATTTTATGATTACAATATTATTGGTCTTCATGCTGGTGAACAAAACGCGGTATTTTTAGATTTACCAATTAAACCCATCAAAACTAATGATGGGTGGGATTATGAATTAGAATGATTGAAGATATATTTGAAAGACTTTACTAGCTAAAGTTTTAATATGTTTATTAACTAATTGTAATACTTTATCTTGATTTTCATCTTTATCATCCTCATCGTCATTATCGTACACACTTGAGTTGATATCATATTTATCATTAACTAATTCCATAGTAACCATAATCATAATAGTCCTAACATTATCAGCTTCGTCTAATAGTTCCTGAAATTTTTCCTCGTTATTCATAACTTGGTCACCATAATGTCTATCAATATATTCTCTACCCATATACAAAAACGGTGCTGATTGGAACATATTAACAAGTGACACTTCTCTAAGGAGTTTTAAAAATCTAACCAAATCCACAAAATAATTTTTACCATTAATTTTAAAATATTTAATGACATCGGCATTTCTAATAAACGTGTCCATATCATTATTTTCGGTAATTTTATTTCTACCCTGACAATGTGCTTTTTGTGAAAAACCTTTTGGGTTTTTACAATCTATACTCTTTTTATATTTTTTAGACCATTTCTCTTCAATAGGTTTTTCTTCTCTACCACCAAAATCCCATGCGTCAGTTTCAGATATTAAATTTAATTGACTGATTTTTTCCCCAACATTATCTTTATCACCGTCATCCCAAACAACTGAATAATCGTCAGAACCAAAAACATTATATACCGATTTAACTGTACCCCAAGTATTTGGTGTAAGAGATTCACCATCCATATATAATAATCTAACTCTATCTCCTGGTTTTAATTTTGGGTTTAACATAATTTCAAAATATTTATAACAATAAATATGCGTGATATATTTATATTGTATATGAAGACTACGATTTTAATCACTGAACAACAAAAAAGACGACTTATCATTGAATCATTGAATGATGAGGTAAATGATAATGTAACAGAAAATGTGTCGTTATTTAAAAAAATAGCACAATTTTCGTCTGATGAATTTTCTAATAATCTTGGTTTCCTAATAACTTGGGGAGCGGGTATTGGTGGTTTCATGGGACCTGTTAATAGTTTCTTATCTGGTCAGTATCCTAATTTAAGTGAAACCGATACAAGTCTAATTTTATTAGGTGTTCTTGGTACTATTTTTATGAATGGTAAAGATTTAATTTTTGACGTTATTAATAAGATTAAGGAGAATGGTTTAACTAAAGAATTTAAAACTACGTTGGGAAAAGCTAAAGACTTAAAAACAACATTTACATCATTCTTAAAATCAATTGACGTTAATGTTGGTAGTATTATGACTATGTTATCATACGCGTTTATGATACCTTCATTAGGACCAATTATTCACTTTATACAATCGGGTAGTGTTAGTCATGATGACATTAAATTATTTATCGCGTCGTTAGGGATGTCAAAGTTTATTACGTTGTCTACTAAAACTTTAAGTGTTTTTATTAAAAAATTAATGGATAAATTGAAATAGTTACACGTTTTGTAATAATGTGTTGATTACTGTTTCTTGGTCTCTTTGATTTAGTGTGTGAATATCAGGATGGGTTTCGAACCAATTTCTAATTACAGATTCCAACGGAATTCGTCTTACTTTAGATAATCTTTTAAAACCTTTAACTTGGGCCTTTATTTCATATGGTTTTGTATAATAATGTAATGATTCCTCACTTTTTTCATCATCTTCAAAATCATATTCACCTGTAGTATATTGATTGTAATGTTCTAATTCATGGGCAATTAAATCATTTAACTCACCAATAATATCATACATCATTTTTTTAATGTCCCCATTAGGGTTATACACAATAAGAACTTCAATGGTGTCTTCGTGTTTAACATAATTACCATTAACTAAAAATGTTTTCACATCTTCATTAGGTCTAATCACAAGTTCAACTGTAATATTTTTAGGACCATTAATGAATTCATATGTCATATCATCACTAATGTCTTCAGGTAAGGCATATTCCCCATCACCTTTGGTTTTTAATACTTTAACAATATCTTTTACAATTGTTCTAATTGCGTGTCTATTCATTTTACCTTCTAATAAATTATTAACTTCATCAGTAACCACATCAATGTTTTCAATATTAACAATTCCATCAAATCCAATTCTACTTTTTAAAACTCCTTCAATATCATGTTTGATAACATTAATCATTTGTCTTGAAAAAAGTCGTATAATGTTGTTAAATTGGTCATAATCCAATATAGTTTTAATTTGTTTTAACCGACTTAAATAATCAACATCACCACCAACAATTGAAATATTCAGATAGATTACGGGCATCCAATCACCAACAACTATCTTGTTTTTAATGTCAATAATCTCATCAACAACATAATTAATGTGTCCCTCCATTTTTTTAGTGGAATATGAATCATCAAAAGTAAGTCCGTCATATCCAAAGGTATTATTCTTTAATATTCGACTTATAAAACTTATATTGTATTGGTCTTCTTGTGACATTTTAACTCTTTATATACTTATAAATATATTTTATTTTTCATTTGTGAACTTAATAAATATTTTGAAAAATAAAATTATAGATAAAGGTACAAAAAAATACATTAAATGTTTAAAAATATTGACATGGAATTACTAAATACTCACCCAATAAAAAAGTCAGACCTAGGTTTTCACGGAAATCTATTCGGGGGGAAATTACTTGCTTGGTTAGACGCATCAGCCGTTGCTTACGCAATGCAATTGTGTGATACACCAAGAATGGTTACAGTGTCGATTGATAAATGTGTTTTTGAAAAACCCTCAAAGGAGGGTCAATTATTAAAGATTTTTGGGTGGCCGTCAGCTATCGGAACAACCTCAGTAACATTATATATTGAAGCTCGAGCTCACAATGTTAGGACTGGTAAACAATTTATAGTCTTAAAAACACATACTAAATTTGTTTATATTGATGAAGATGGTGCTCCGTTACCGTTGAAGGATAAGTCAATCAAACGAATTAATGATATGATTGAATTAAATAAATTAGAAACTGAAGATTCTATATAAATTGAATAGAAACTTTTAGATTCCCATCACCTTTAATTACTCTGTGGTATACACCTTCAGGGATGATGTATTGTTTACCAACTTCAAGTTGTTTAGGTAATTCATTATCTATTTGGATTCCCCAACCATTACCTTCAATAATTGTAATTAATCGGTCTTCTCTATCTCTATGCCATTTAAACTCGTCTGAGTTAGTTTGTTCACTAAAAACTCGTACTTTATTATCACCCTCTTTAATTTCGTCAAACGGTAATTCCTCGGTTTTAGATTTTTTGTTTTTAAATAACTTTAAAAGAAATAAAAACACAGTTCCTCCAGGTAATAAGAATATTCCAGCCATACCAACTTTTACCATGGTTCTTTTAAAAACACCTTTAAGTTCGTTACCAATTTTTTCACGTTCTTCTTTACTAATTGGTTCATCACTATTAACTAATTTCGTTAAATTAGAATACGCACTTTTAGCATCATCACCTGAATTTTTCAATTCTTCTAAGAATGTTTTTTTAATTGATGAACTATGTTTGGTAAAAAAATTTTTTACTTTGTTCTCAGATAACTCAGTAGATATTTGAGCAATTTCATTAATGTTATTATCCATTTCCTCAACATCAGTGTATAATGAATACGCAACAAAATCACTATTTTGAATCATACGAGTTAACACTCTATTAAGTGTTTTTTCTGCGGCATCTCTTAAATCATCGTCGTTAGGGTCTTTAATATATAGAGTAATAATTACTCTTACTGAAATATCCTCACCCCTACTCCAATTTGTGTTTTCGGGTTTAACGTATTCAACCACAAATTTAGATTCTTCCGAATCATAACCCGACAAATATTCTTGCAACTCAGTTTTAAATTTTTCAGCGGATGATACTAAAGAATCAAATATTTCAGGAACAATGGTATTAAAAAATAATTGAGTATTATACTCGTTGAACAATTGTACAAATCTACAGGTTTCACGTAATATTGAGCCAAATTTTTCATTTAGACCACCTTCACTATTAAATGTGTTAATATATACCTCAAAAGTATCTTTACTATTGTAGATATTGTATTTTAATGAAACTAACTCAACTTCAGGAGTTTTCTCAAAAGTTATATCATACTGTTTTTTTAACCGTATTAGTGTTACTTGAATAAACTTTTCAAAATTTGTTTTAACTTTTAATTCTCTTTCGTTCATATTACCAATTTCTTGATGATTTTAGTCCCAATTTTTTTGCGTATCTCCCGACATTACAACTCCAATATCCTGCCATAGTTCTATCTTTCTTTTGGTCACAATTATGTCTCGCTCTAAATGATTTGGCTCTATCTTTATTACCATTTTTAACTCTTAAATTGGGGTCACCAAATGTAACCTTTTTTACGGTACCTTTAGGAGTTTTAACATAAACTGCGAATTTTTTTGGTCCACCTGGTGTTCTAAATGGACTACCTAATTTAACATTTTTACCACGGTGTAATGCCTCACTAATTAATTCCTCCAAATCCTCTTCATACATTGGAGCGTCCAAATAAATTTCTTCACCACTTTCAAGGATTACTTTTTTTCCTAAGTCAGATTCAACAATCCAACTGTCTTCATCATTTAATGATATTAAATTTTCATTATATAGTCTTCTAACTTCATTAATTATTCTAAAATAATTTTCAGAATAAACTCTAAATACATTATCAGATAATGATATGTTATTATCTAAATGATATTTTAATTCGTTTGATATTTTAATATTTTCAGTTAACTTCATTGGTGTCTTTTTACCCCATTTTTTACCTTTACCTTTTGTCCCACATGCGGATGGTGTTGGTCTACAAGCAGGATATTTTGCTCTATCCTCACCGTCACTTCTACCACATGATTTACACGTTTTTTTACCGTTAGAGTCGGTACGACAGGTATTACAATCAACCCATCCTTGTGATTTGCCTTTACCTCCTTGTCTTGAAAACCATCCGTGTAATCCTGATTTATTTTCTTTTGAGTAATCAGTTTTAGTTCCTTCATCAATTTCGGTTTCCTCTTTCCAAATTTTACCTTGTCGACATTTAACTACCGCACCTGAGGCGTATGCCGATGGCCAAACATCGTACTTTTGTTTTGCCAATCTTGTACATCTATCATCCTTTTTTTTAGCTTCTAATAGTATCTCATGAATTATTGTTTTAATATTCATAAATATCTTTTTTATTTTAATAAATATCACTATATTTGAGATATGAAAGAAAAAACGTTATATATTCTTAGGGGTATACCAGGTGCGGGTAAAACCACATTGGCAAAGTCTATTGGTGCGGTTCATTTTGAAGCTGATATGTACTTTATGGTTGGTAAGGAATATAAATTTGATGTTACCAAATTAAAACAAGCACACGCTTGGTGTCAAGACCAAGTTAGAATCTCAATGAAGAACTCTGATAACAAAATTGGGGATTTAAGAATTGCAGTGTCCAACACATTCACACAAGAGTGGGAAATGGAACCGTATGTCGAAATGGCGAAAGAATACGGATTTAAAGTTTTCACACTTATTGTTGAAAATCGTCACGGGGGTGTTAATCAACACGAAGTACCTGAAGACAAAATTGAATTAATGAAAAACCGTTTTGAAGTAAAATTATGAAAATGTTCCGAAGATTGTTAAGTTCAGTACTACTTGTTGCAAGAATAATAGTAATGTTTAAATTTATAATGTTATCGTGGTTAACTATCTTTTATCCCACAGATTACCCATCGTCAGTATTAACTTGGTGGGTTTACTATATGATATTCGATATGTGGATGATATTAATGTTACCGTCTGATGAAATTATCCCTGACGATGAAGATGAAGACTAATTTATTTAGAAAATTTTCGAAAGTAGAAATACAATCCAAAAAATAGTCCCGATATACAATACAAAACGAAGTTTGCGTAGAATAAACTTCCTGTTAAGACTATCAGATAGTATTGTACAATGTCGAAACCAAATGGATTGAAGAACATTGCCAACATAAGGAACTTTATTGAAAGGTTTCCTAAAAATATTTGTTTCCATGTTTTGATTCTGCTCATAATCATCCATATGTGTTAATTTAACTTTTATGTAATAAATAATTACGAAATTTAATATAAATTAATTGTTGAGTTATTTTGATTTATACTAATATTTATTATTATAAATAAGCAAAAGTATGAAAAAATATATAATTAACGAAAATAAACTTCGTACCGCGATACGTCAACATCTTCTTGAGCAAGAGTCAACACAAGAACCTAAAGAAGAACAAAAAAGATGTTTAACAACTAATACGGTTAACTTGGATGAAATCGTTGGATTAAATGATGGATTTAAAAATTACACTTCAAAACTTTATAAAAGAAGTGGTGGAATTAGTGGTATGGTTGATGCCTTGGACATATTAAGAACTTTAAGGTTACATCCTGATGTTAGTGATTCAGGTGAACACTTATCTTATGATTTAATGAATCACTTAAACACATTCCGTGGTAAAAACTATATGGATGAAACAACTAGTAATTGTCACAGTGCTATGGATAAAGTTATCGAACTTTATAAAGAAAACCAACATGGTGAAGAATTAGTTAAAGATATTGAGAAAGTATTAGCACACGCAGACCCGTCGTCAAGAGCTAAAGAATATTTAAAGAGATGTTTACAATTAGTAAAAGAAAAATAACCCTCTTTACTGAGGACGTTTAGGACCGTTACTGTTATGGTAACAAACTAAGGGGAGGTTTCGCTACCATCCCCTTTTTTTATGCGAGATATTTATCAATAAAAACGTTATGGAAAAAATTAAATGGTTCTTTACAGAAATCATAAACATCTATTCAACAAAAAAATCATACTTTTCAAAAAAAAGGATTGAGTCAGGAATAGCGTTTGTGATTGCACAATGGGGTATGATTTTCTTTTTATTAGAAAAACATATAAATTTGTCAATGGGTGAATTCTTATTATGGGCGGCGGCTGAGTTTGCGGTTGCTGGTTGGATGATTCACAAAATCCAAAAAGAAAAGAGTGATAACACACCTTCTTAAACTAAAACCCCCCAAGTGATTGGGGGTTTTTACTATGTTTTACCAAATCCAGCATTTAATCCAGTATTTACCACCCTACTTTGAATATCTCCTTTGACGTATTCTTTGGCAACTTTTACAACAGGTTTAACCATAGGTTTAAGCACTTTAGCAACTGTCGTAACAGGTTTAACCATAGGTTTAACCACTTTAGCAACTTTCATAACAGGTTTAATTTTACTAAATTCCACAAAAGTTTGTTCAATTCTGGTTAAAACACCACCAACACGATTAATTATCCCCAATAATGGGTTTAACAGACTTTTTAATGTAGGAACTTTATTTATTATCGCACTTATCGCTTGTCTAATTTGCAATATTACTTTAGAACCGTAACTACTAATTTTGGTTAAAAACAGTTTAAGATGACTCCACCAAGTTGTTTTAGACGCTTTTGTGAAGATGTTTATTAATTTAGTTTCACCTTTCAATATAGGTTTAAGAGCCCCCATTATTTTACCACCAACACCTGCCAACAATAACCAAATTAAATCGTTAAGAAGGTTAAACCAATTAACGACCCCTTTTTGTACCCAAGAATAAATATCATAAGCAACTAATAATCCCCAAGCAACCATATTTATTACGTGACCACCAAAGAGTGATATAACAATTTGTGCAATGCTTCCACCAACACCACTCATAGCATCTCTAAATCCATTCGCAACTTGTTCCAATGTTAAACCTTGAAAGGGATTTGGAAGCTTTTTAGCTTCACCTTTAGGTGCTGTACTTTTACATATAGTATTCGCGTTTTTATATATATAGTCACCCGTCCCGTCAGTTGTATTAGACCAAGGTTTAACCAATTTTTTAGAGTAAGAACTTATTTCTTGTTGTGTCATTTGTCTAAACCCTATGGGACATACACTTTGATTTTTACCAGAATTTTTCAAATTGGTCATCCAATCATTACTAATTTTGGGATTACTAATTTTGGGTTGTTCGGATATAACTTTTTTAACTAGTCTAACCAAATCGGACTCGGTTAATCTTATTACTTTGCTCATAAAATGTTTTTACTATAAATACATTAAAATGTGTTATAGTAAAAATTTAAGTATTTTTTCTTTGATACCTGATTGTTTAATCCCTTCTTTCATTTTTTTAGTATGAACGAAGTTAGGTAATTTACTTAAATCCAAATCATCAATAGCTACCCAATGTGTTACTTCAGGGTGGTTATTTAACCAAGTATTGATTTCTGACACTCTGTTACCTTCTAAATCAGACATGCGTTTAAGTACGGTGTCAGGTGTAACATCAATAGGTGACTTAATCACACCGTATTCTTTAAACATATGTTGTAAGTCTACCAAGGTACAATGTAGTTTCCAATCTGAGGATACAACAATCTCAGCATCAGTTAATTCCAATATTTCATTTAGAACTTTAACCGCTTTGGAGTTGAAGTTATCCATCTTGATATGTGCGGGAATTTTTGGGTCGTTAACATAACCCTGACTTTCAGGATTGTTTAACTTCCATTTTTTAATCTTTTTCATGCGTCCACCCCACTCGGTAGATAAACACATAACACCATCGTTATCTAAAAATATTACTTTCATAAGTTATATAATTTGGTATGCGAAATAAATTTCTTTTTTCAATTTTATTGAGTCTTCGTAATTACCTATAACCACACCATTCTTAATTGTGAACGCGTGACCTCTAACTAAGATGAAGAATGTTCCTTCAGGGTTTTTCTTAATGAATGTCCCAACAGTCATTTTTCTTTTAACTACCTCACCCTTCACTTTAACATCGTAACGTAAGTCTCCGCGAGTTTTACCAATTGGTTTAATTTTCTTGTAATTACAAGTATAACGAACCTCAGACAATTTATTTAATGTTGAGTACGTACTATAAGTCCCTTGTCTTGGTTTTCTATCAAATTTCTCAGAGATTATCCCCCAAGCCTTGTCATAAGGTATGTCAAACGCTGATGCGAATGCTCTTACAACACAATCATTTCTCTCCGCTTTAGCGATTGTTGATTCATCATAACCTTTAATCGCGTTAGATGTCATTTCGTATGGTACAGTTGTTTTCATATATCAAAGATACAAAAAAATCTTAAATTACCATAACCACGGAGATAACGTTTTCTAAAATTATCAACTATTCAAAATCTTTATCTTTGATTTTTCTTTCTAATTCAACAATTTGGGCAAAACCGCTCAATGCGAACAAAGCAGCACAAGCCCAAGCAACCATTTCCCACGTACTTTTAGTACTGAAATACGAGTTATAAAACGATGATATACCACCAACTAATAATGAGTATTTATTAATCACTGACATTACTTTTTCAAACTTTTTCATAATTTTAAATTTTAGGTTTTGTGTGTTTTATACTTTGTATTAATTTATCATATTTTATTTATTTAAAACTTCTAAACAATTTTTTTGCCAATCAAAATGGCCAACGTTTAATGGTTGACAACTATCTTTAGATTCCATAATTGATATTAATTCGTGTAAGTCATCATCCAAGTGGAATACGAACCCCATACCTTCTAAAAACGTAATCTTATCTTTATGTGCGGTAAACTTAACTCTACTATTTGGAATACCAATCCTTTCACAACTTTCCCACAAATCTTTATTCCAATCAGGTTTTGTCCAAGGATGGAGTATAGACTCATCTTCACTTACTCTTGAAGTAACAACCCATACCTCATACCCTTGTTCGACTAGTTCTTTTGCGAATTCCTCGACATGAGGTAACGATAAGGTACCGTCGTAATCAAAACTAACTTTCATAATGTGTGATTTAACTTGTCCTACAAATATAATAAAAAAATCCCAAACTTAAAAGAATGGGATTTTAATTTTATATTAAATTAAGGTTATCTATTTCACTTCTTCAAATTCTACATCAGAAACATCGTTTGTGTCATATGATTCATTAGTAGGTTCTTGATTAGATTTATTATAAAGGTTCTCACTGATTGATTGGAACTTAGTATTAATAGATTCAATCTTAGAATCTAAAATAGTTATTTCTTTTTTCTCAACTGACTCCTTCAAACTAGTAATAAGTTCATTAATATCTTTTTTATCGTCTTCAGAAATTTTATCATCTAAATCTTTTAATGACTTTTCTGATTGGAAGATTGTCGTGTCAGCCTTATTGATTAATTCAACCTCTTCTCTTGCTTTTTGGTCAGACTCGGCGTTTAATTCAGCGTCGGCCTTCATTCTTTCAATTTCTTCTTTAGATAAACCTGAAGACGCTTCAATTTTAATTGATTGTACTTTGTTAGTTCCTTTATCCAATGCTGATACGTTAATGATACCGTTAGCATCTATGTCAAAGGTCACTTCTATCTGTGGGACCCCTCTTTGTGATGGTGGGACATCAGTTAATTGGAATTTACCAATGGTTTTATTGTCGCTAGCCATGGCTCTCTCACCTTGTAGTACATGGATATCAACACTTGGTTGATTATCAACTGCCGTTGAGAATACTTGTGACTTTTTAGTTGGAATTGTTGTGTTTGACTCTATTAATTTAGTGAATATACCACCCATAGTTTCAATACCTAATGATAATGGGGTAACATCTAATAAAAGTACGTCTTTAACGTCACCAGCTAACACACCACCTTGGATAGCGGCACCTAACGCAACTACCTCATCAGGATTTACCCCTTTTGAAGGTTCTTTACCGAAGAAACTCTTAACTGCATCCTGAATAGCGGGAATTCTTGTTGTACCACCAACTAAAATAATTTCATCAATGTCAGTTATTTTAATACCAGCGTTTTTTAACGCATTTTTACACGGTTCAATTGTTCTCTTAACTAAATTATCAACAAGTTGTTCAAATTTAGATTTTGTTAAAGAAACCACTAAATGTTTTGGAATTCCATCAACAGGGATTAAGTATGGTAAGTTAATTTCAGTTGATGATGATGATGACAACTCAATTTTCGCTTTCTCAGCCGCCTCTTTTAATCTCTGAAGAGCCATTGGGTCTTTACTTGGGTCAACACCGTTCTCTTTCTTAAACTCATCAATTAAAAAGTTGATAATTGTTTGGTCAAAGTCATCCCCACCTAAATGTGTGTCACCATCTGTAGATAATACTTCAAATACACCATCACCTAACTCAAGAATTGAAACATCATGGGTTCCACCACCGCAATCGAATACTACAACTAACATATCTTGGTTTTTCTTATCAAGACCGTAAGCCAATGCTGCCGCGGTTGGTTCGTTGATGATACGTCTTACAGTTAAACCCGCAATTTCGCCAGCTTCTTTGGTTGCCTGACGTTGAGCGTCGTTAAAATGAGCGGGAACTGTAATAACCGCTTCAGTAACTGTTGTTCCCAAGTAATCTTCGGCAGTTTTTTTCATTTTTTGTAGAATAGTTGCGGAAATCTCCTGTGGAGAATAATCTTTACTCTCAATTTTCACTCTAGGTGAGTTATTCTTACCTTTTATCACTTCATATGGTACTTTCCCTATTTCTGACTTAGATTCGTCAAATGTAGTACCCATAAATCGTTTAATAGAATATACCGTTTTAGTGGGGTTAGTTACAGATTGTCTTTTTGCGGGGTCACCTACCTTTCTTTCAGATTCGTTAATATATCCAACAACTGAAGGTGTTGTTCTTTTACCTTCACTGTTAGGGATTACCACAGGTTCCCCATTTTCCATAACCGCCACACATGAATTTGTGGTTCCTAAATCAATACCAATAATTTTACTCATAATTTTTTTAATTTTTATTTTAATTTACAAAAACACTATTAAAATCATACCATCTGTCAAAGTATGACAAAATGTCAGGTTATTTTTTTTTTGTGTCAGTATATAATTATATTAAAAATATTTGTAAATTTGTAGTATGATAAAGAAAAAAGTAGAAATAGAACATAAAAAGTGGGAAAGAGTGTTTGAAGACGACGATTCAATCACAATCTTTAAATATGATAGTAAACGAAGTATGGTTAATCCATATGAAGTTGAAATCAAATATAAGAATGAGAAGAGAGCACCTAAACGTAAAGTTTAACCGTTGTCTTTTGACGCATACTTAATACCCATAATGGTTCCAACAATTGAGAACGCGTTTGTAAGTAAGATTCCAAACATATTTGCCCAAGCGGCACTAATAACTTGTGTGTCTTTACCCATAGTAAGGGTTATGATATAAACTAAGGTTGTTACTAAACCAACACCAATTATCATCCATAAAGCAACCTTAACAATAATTGAGATTAATTCCGTTTGATTTCTTTTTTGGATAAAATCTAAGTCATTTTCAGCATTTTCTTTAGCGGTTTCTGCGGTCAGTCTGGCCTGTTCAGATTTAACCATTTCATGTTTTAATTCCTCAGTTAAACGGATATTTTCTAATTTCCACTCATTAAGTTCTCGATTTTGAACTTCGTAGGTTAATTTATCTTGACCAACTTCATCTAATGTTTGATTTAATTCGCTTAAAATTCGACTATTCTCATCATTTAAATCACTTAATTCTTTATTTTGAGATTGAATTTTTTTGGTGATTTCAAGACGTTTTTTTCTTTTATCACTGTCTTTGGTTTCACATTCCTTTAGATAATTTTTAAAGTCATCGTCATCTTCACTATCAATAAGTTTAGTAATGTTACCTTCAAGACCCACACGTTTGGTAACGTATAGGTCCATCAATAATTTTTTAGTATTACTATCTATTTTAATCATTTGTAAACTTTAAATGGTAATGTTCTGTTTTTATAACCTTCATAATCTTTTCTGAACTCTTCTAAACGAGGTTCAATGTCATCAGATTTAATAATCCAAAATTGTGCACCCGCTTGAACCGCTTTTGCTTGTTCTTCGGCTTCGTTTGAAGATGATATAATCCCAATTACAACGTGATTACCAAACTCAAAATTTATTTTTCTGATTAACTCAATACCATCAAAAGAACTACCAATAATGTTTAAATCAACAAATACACATTCTGGTTTATCATAATTGTCCCCTTCTTGGAACCATTTTTCAAATAGTTTTGCGGCTTCATCAGAACTATTTAATGCGTTTAAAGATAAACTTATGTCAAGTAATGAACACGCATCTTCAAATACTAAATGGAATAAATCCTCATCATCCACTAATAAAATTGAATCAATCATTTTTTTTTCGTTTTTTATATTATTTTATTTTTATTTTCATTTTTGTACCTGTTTCATTTTTCTCACAGGTAATACTAAATCCATGTTCTTCCAAAATCGCCACACAAATATTTAGACCCAAACCAGTTCCTGATTCTTTTTGACCTTCTTTTCTAGTGTAAGGTTTTGATAACTCATCAAAATCTTTTTGGTTAATCCCTCGACCATTATCTTGTATATTCAGAGTATCACCTTCAAAATAAATTTTAACAAATTTAGTGTCCGAATCATTATACTTTAAACCATTTCTAATCAAGTTGTCAACTGCGGTACAGAATAGAGGTTCGTTTACCTCAATAGTTGGTAATTCGTCAATAATAACTTGACTAATATATGCCGTTGATAATAAGTAGTCAGTTAGAATCATTTTTAAATCACATTCGGTTTTGTTTAATACAACATCTTTCTTTACAAGATTGGTAAATTCGTAAACTCCTTTATAAACTTTTTGTGAGTGTTTAAGACCTTCCTTAATCATTTTAAGTGGGGCTTCGATTTTAAGATTAGTAATATCTTCTTGAGTTAATCTTCTTTCTAATGAGTTAACACCTCTTGGGATGTAAGTATTAATCCCTGAGTGCATATCGTGTCTTAATATCTTTGCCGCGTGTTCTAAATACGTGTTTTTCTTTTCAATTTCTTTCTTTTGTTCGTGAGAGTTGGTAATATCTGTGGCTATTTTCATAACACGATAAATTTTACCATCTATACCAACAATTGGATTATAAGTCGCCTGCAAATACACTAAGGTCCCATCTTTTTTAGTTCTATTAATTTCCCCTGAGAATAATATACCTTCTTTTAATTTTTCCCAAAAAACACGATACTCATCACTATTTAAGTCATCATCTGAGATAAACATACTATGGTGTTTTCCGACTATTTCATCCTGTGATGAATAACCCATAGTATTTAAAAACAATTCATTAGCAAAAAGAATATTTCCATCTAAATCAAACTCAATCACTGCATTAGATTTATTAATTGCGTTCATTCTATTACGAATTTCAAGTTCCTTTTTTTTCAGTTCGGTAACATCTTGTCTAATTGATGAAAAACCTTCTAATTTTTGTTCTTTGTCAAATAATGCTTTGATGTATGTGTCAACATAATACAGTTCACCTGTTTTTGTTTTATTAGTAACAACATCATTCCATATTTTACCTTTTAATACTTTGTCATACATCTTACCCCAATATCCGTCAGGTTGTGAATCGGAATTAACGATACTATGGTCTTTACCCTTCACATCTTTTAATTTCCAACCCGATACCTCTTCAAATTTAGAGTTTACGTGAGTTATTTTTCCTTTGTTGTCAGTAATTGAAACAATCGCCGCTTCATTTATGAATTTTTCAGTTTCTATATTTCTTCTCGTTAAATCATTACTTTCTTTAACCCAACATGAGAATGAGTAAGTAGACGATAATAATTGAGAAAACTCTAGTTCAGATTTTTTCCACTCACGAGGAGTTAAACTTTCAATACATATAACACCAATGACTTCCCCCTTAAAAATAATTGGAACATCCAACATAGATTTTATACCAAGAGGTTTTAGATATGTTTCAGTAAAACAAGAAGTTGCGGTATGTGTTTTGGCATCATTGGCAACAATTACAGGGTTAATTAAAAGAGCTAAAAAATATGGTTTGAAATCTTTCTTGTTTAGTTTAATGTCTTGGTACCAAGTGTCTTCTGATTTAACATATAGTTGTTCACATATAATTGAAGTTTTATCGTGATTATATAACCATATAGAACATCTATCCGTATTCATTGTTTCAGATACTTCTTTAGTTAAAACTTTAGCACCTTCAGAAGTGTTACCTTCATAAAACAAAGTATTATGTGATTGAGAAATTAATACTTCAGTTAATTTTACACTATATTTTGATTCAGTATCAATTTGTTTGTTTTTTTTCAAATATTCATTAATGAAGACCATTAAACTTAATACGATTAAACCTTTTGTGTAAAAACTAAAATGGATTATATTCTCAGTGACTAAGATTAATTCTGTGTAAATTAATACGTGCATTAAGAAAAAAGATAATAACCCAACTACACCAATGGTTAACGAAATTCTAGATAATTTATTCATGCTTAATAAATATTCTAATAAACCAAAAAACCCCCAAGTTTTAACAAGGGGGTCTTAAACGAAAAAAACTAAATTATTTATTTTCGGAATGTCGTTATTTATTCAAATTATAAACCAATGTCTAATATTTATCAATATAAAATTTGAATATTATGTTAAAAATTGGTTCAACAGGGGAAGATGTAAAAACGTTACAATCTAAATTGGGATTAACACCTGATGGTGTATTTGGTCCTGGCACTGAAAAAGCGGTTAAATCATGGCAAACTAATAATGGTTTGACTTCCGATGGTATTATCGGTCAACAATCGTGGAGTAAATTATTTGGTGATACAAAATCTATAGTTAAAGAAGATGTTGTTATTACCCCAACAACAAGTGGGTTAAACATTGATAAATTACGTGGTCATATACCTGACACTGTTTTATCTCAAATTGATGAAACCGCAAAAAAGTTTCGTATTACAACAAATTTAAGATTAGCTCATTTCTTATCACAATGTTCACATGAAAGTGGTGGTTTTAGAGTAACAGTTGAAAATTTACATTACTCGTCAGATGGTCTTAAAAAAGTGTTCGGAAAGTATTTTCCAGGAAATCTTTCAGAATCGTACGCAAAACAACCTGAAAAGATAGCTTCAAGAGTTTATGGTGGAAGAATGGGTAATGGTGATGAAACGACCAAGGAAGGGTTTAAATTCCGTGGACGAGGGTTCATCCAATTAACAGGTAAATCTAACTATGTAAACTTCACTAAGTTCATTGGTGAGGATTGTGTTTCTAATCCTGATTTGGTTTCAACTAAATACCCATTAGCATCTGCAGCTTATTTCTTTGATGCTAACACTTTATGGAGTGTTTGTGATAAAGGTGCTGACGATAAAACAGTTGCTTTAGTAACAAAAAGAGTTAACGGTGGAACTAACGGTCTTGAGGATAGATTAAAACACTTTAAAGAATATTACAAATTATTAACCCAATAAAACAAAACCCCTCGTTTGAGGGGTTTTTTGTTTTTATAAGAATGTGATTTCATTTGTTACAGAATCCCATTCGAATTTCCATGGTGTTTGAGAGTATAAGTATTGTTCATTCAATAATGACGCATTGAAGAAGTGAGTGTGTCCATCGAAGTAGTGACCGTGTCCTGTGTGGATGTGACCACATACGTGAATCTTTGGTTTGATTTGTTTGATTTTCTCAGCAAGTAATTCACAACCTAAGTGGTCTCCTCGGCGACCATCAACATCATCTAAGAATCCCCATGCTGGCCCGTGAGTGATTAAGATATCAATATCTTCAGGAATCATATCCCATTTCGCTTTTAACTCATCACCATTTTTTGGTAAGTTGAACGCCCAATTGTAGAATTCAGGTTGCCAAGGAGAACCCCATATTTTAACTTCAGGTTTGTCACCATCTTGGATAGTTAACAATTCATCTTGGATGTAATCAATACTTTTGTATCCTGTTAAGTTACCTTTAACTTTTTCAGCGTTATTTTGGAATCCCCAATCGTGATTACCCGCGATGAATATTTTGTGGTCATAGTTAAGACCATCGTACCATTTAGCGAATTCATTTATTTCGTGTTCGTAACCCATAGATGATATGTCACCTGCGTGGATTAAGATATTTCCCCCAGGTAAGTCACCCAAAGAGTTGTTGTGAACATGTTTATGTTTGTTGTGTGTATCACTGATTAATGTTACTGTGTATTTTCCCATTTTAAAAGTTTTTTACAAATATAATTAAAATTTATTATTTTGGGTTAAATGTTTTATTAAATCATCAATTGATAATTCATCTTTTGGTTTACCAAGATTATATGAGGTAAAAGTTTTATCTCCGTTTTTTAATTTAACCATCAGATAACCTAGTTCACTTAAATATATTTTTTCTAATTCACCCACACCATTGGGGGTGTTAATCGTCAATCCCACCATCCCTCGACACGATTTGACATTATTTTGAATACTAATTTACGACATCTATCTTGATTTTCGTGAGCAATTTCCATTGCAATTAGGTTTTTATCTTTTTCTTCTACAGGTCGACTGAATCGGTTAACCTCACCTGACATCACACGTTTGTATTGACGTGGGTATTTTTTGAAGTATTCATCAAAATTCTCACTAATTTCTTCAATCTCCAATCTTTTGGAATCTTTATATTTTTCAGGGATATTATCTACATCTGTAACATCCAACCAAAGAATGTTAGATTCGTGATAATCCATATATTCCATATTGTAGTGGTCATCTTGACAACGTTGGATTAAACGTGAAGTTAATCTCATTAATTCGGCATCACGTTTAGCATTAGTGTGTCTATTTTTCCCACCGATATATTCAGCTTGGTTGTTCAATTTAACTCTAATAACTTCATAAATGAAAAATGAATCCCAATCACGGTCTTTCCATATTACAGGAAACCATTTCCATAGGTTTTTAACACCTTCAATAAAGTTTTTGTGGCAATATTTACCATCAAATCTCCACCATAAACGGATTTTTTCAAATATGGTTATTTTTTCATCTCTTACCATCCTTCAAAAGTTTTTTTAGATTCTTCATATAATTCATAAAATACTTCAGGTTTTACCCAATCGTATCTATTTTCTTCATGACCTTTAAGTTTAAAAAACATTTCACCTTCAAGTTCAATGTATTTTTTAACTTTACCCGTAATCGGGTTTAATATCAAATATTCGTTTATTATCTTCATAGAACAAATATAGTAATTATCTATCAATAAAAAAAGGGGTTAGTAAATAAATTACAAACCCCCATTATATATAGGCACTCTGATGAGTGTGATAGTATTAATAAATATATCTATTTTTTTAAAAAATTAACGTTTTAATAACATTAGTTAATATTTTTTTGGATTTCAATAGTTCTCAACGATTTTTGTCGTTCATATGTTGAATTAATAGTCATTAATTTAATGTCAGATAACTCATCGGACCATTTAGTTAAATACGATTCAAATAATCTATCACTCACATTAATGTGGTCAAGTGTTAATGATGAATTTAAAGTTTTTAATACCCATTGGTATTCAGTTTCAATTGAAATTATGTTCATAGTTATTTATTTTGTTTTGACATGTGAGATAATAATGATTTTAAATTAACACTCGGATTATCGGTTTTACCTTTAACTTTCTTGGTAGTTGTGAACTTAATATGTATGAATTTCTTAAAATGGTTATACAATAATACCATAAAATAAATTGGGAATCCAATTACGATTAATAAGATAATGAATAAGAATATTTTCATTGTTACAGTTATTTATATTAATTATTGACCAAACCTGAATTTGACCTTATACTGAATTATAGTATATTTTTATTATGAAAAAAGCTTTAGAAGTTTTATTGAACAAAGTTTTCAAAAAAGATTTAGAACTTCTATATGGGGACGGGTGTTATATTATAGTTAATCGAGTACATTTTTCTCAGTATCAAAAGTGTTATATGGTTGATTGTAAATTAATGATTCCCAAAGATAATAAACTTGAGGACTTTGAGATAATTTATCCTGATGGATTAAATTATTTAATGAATGAATCGTGGAAATATATGGTGGTATCAGAAAGTACACAATTTATGTCCACTGTAGACTTTTTTTAGTATATTTGTGAAAAAAACGAACTATGGGAACTTTAGCACTTGTAAATGTATATAACGAAAACGGGGATAGATTATTCAGTCTACACGTACAACACGATGGTGGTTCATTACTAAAAAAACGATTAGAAAACATTATAGATAATGGTCGATTAATCGGTAATTTAGGACTAACAACACCAAAATTAGGTGAGGCGTTTTTAAGTATGGGGTGCTTTGGAGCGTCTTTGGTTGCATTACTCAAAAATGAGTGTGGGGAGATATATATAACTAATAATACTAATACATTGGGGTTGTACAGTTACACCTACGATATTCGTTTTGACTACGAAACCAATAAAATTGTATTGAATTAAACTTGATTATTAACAATAATAGACTATAATTACTAAAAAACTAAATTATGAAAAAAGTACAAAATGGTGACACTGTTGTAGTTAATTACACAGGAAGACTAGAAGATGGGACTGTTTTTGATTCATCTTTAACTGAAGGAAGAGAACCTTTAAAAGCTCAATTAGGACAAGGTCTTTTAATTAAAGGATTTGAAGATGGTATTATTGAAATGACTATCGGTGATAAAAAAACAATTGAAATTGACCCATCAAACGCATATGGTGACGTTAACTCAGAAATGATTGTTGAAGTCCCAAGAGAACAAATACCTGAAGGTGTTTCAGTTGGTGATATGTTACAAGCTGAAGGACCAATGGGACCTGTTAATGTTAAAGTTGCCGAAATTAAAGAAGGAACTATCGTAGTTGACGCTAATCATCCTTTGGCAGGACAAAAATTAATCTTTGATTTAGAACTTGTTTCCATTGATTAAGACTAAAAAATAGAAAATCACGAGACCACCAATTAAACACTGGTGGTTCTTTTTTTTTATGGGGGTTTGATTGAATAATCCCCAAAATTTTATTAACTTTAACTAAAAGTTATTAACAATCTAAACTAAACGATTATGAAAGAAAAATTTGAAAAAGTAATGTCATTAACAAAACAATTTTTTAAAAACGTCATGGTATATGGTATTGTTATCATATCAGTAATTGCGTCATTCATTGTAGGGTATACGTACCGCAAATTGACAACTAAAACCATTGTACCTAAAACCGAAATGGAAAGGGTTAGAAAGAAAGATGTAACATTGGCAATTGATGAAAGTCATCATCTAATCATCATTAACAACAACACAGGGGACTACACTGTCTACCAAGATTCAATAGGTAAAACTATTTTTAAACTTTACGCAGCGAATGTTTGGGGACAACACAATTCTACTAACACTTTAAAATAAAAAACCTATGAAAATTAAAGATTTAACACTAGTCTCATTATTTACAGTTTCAATGTTGATTTTATTCACGTCTTTACAATCATTCTACCAAAAATCTGATTTTGAAAAAGAGATTGTGTTGGTAAAGAATCATTCAGATATAATAACCCCAACACCAATGTTTATGTATGAAAACATTGAGAAATATTCAAAAAAATATAAAATACCTAAACATATTGCTTACAATATCTCGTTTTTGGAAACTCGTTATCAAGGACCATTTCATTGGAAATATAACCCACATCAAACATCATGTGTGGGGGCGTTAGGACCAATGCAAATCATGCCAGGAACGGCTCGACTAATTCAGAAACATAGTGTACCTAATAATAAGTTGAAAACCGATGTTAGATTAAACATTGAGATTAGTATGAAGTTGTTACGAAAATTACACGACAAATATGGTGATTGGGAAATTGTTTGTGGTTGTTACAACACAGGAAAACCATTAGTAAATGATTACGCTAGATTTTGTGCTAACACATATGATTACCAAGATAATTGGGTACGACCAAATAATATTTAATTACTTATAAAGTATTGATTCAGAATCGGGAAAGTCACGTTCAAATTTTTTCATCATGGCTCCTGATTCTGAATTTGCTTCATCTTCATTCTCACCACCGATATCAGGACCCATATCTCGTTTCTTAACGTCCATCTGATGTTCATGAACCCATTCGTGAGCCAAGGTTCTTAAAATGTCACGATTCATCCTATTTTTAGATAATATTCGAATGTCATGAGGTAGTCTACTACCTGTGGTCATTTTACCAACTCTTTCACCAAGGAAAGTGATTGTTAAATCGTGTTTTAATGGGAATTCCTTCTGAAGGTATTTTATAAATTTATTATAAACTTCTACCTCATCTTTTTTAATTCCTGATTTTTTATGTATAATAGTTACTTTCATTCTGTTTATAAATATCTTATAATAAACTTTAAGAATAGTAAACTATTTATATATTAAAAGATTAATTATGAAATTTATAATCACAGAATCGCAAAAAAACAAAATGGTTAAGAAATATTTGAAGGAACAAGATAGTAGTTCTGATGGTGGACTTAGTCTTGGTGACATTGGTAGACAAGCTATTGAATACGCTAAAAAATTAATTAGAGATAAAGATTCAGGTTCTTCATCATCATCAAATAATGGTAGTTCACATGATGGTGCGTCAAGTACCTCAAGTACTCCAAGTGGACCTGTTAGTATTGGTAATGTATCGGCTAAAGGTCAAGAACTATTGAATAATCCAAATTTTAAATCTAAACTTAGTGAAATATCAAGTGCGATTGGTATTGATGAGAATTCAATTATTAAGTTGATGCAACACGAATCAGGTTTAAATCCTTCGGTTAAAAATAGTATCGGATGTGTTGGTTTAATTCAATTTTGTCCAGATGGTAAGAATGGAACAACTAAAACAATAAGTGGTAAGAAATACTCATTAGAAGATATTAGAACTAATTTAGATACTCAGATGGAGGCCATAAAAGAATTTTGGATGGCGGGACATAAAAGTGGTAAAATTAAAACACCTACTGATTTGTACATATTCAACTTTTGGCCTGTAGCCGCAGGTAAACCAAATGACTATGTATTACAAACAAATGGTATGTCCGCACAAACAGTTGCAAAAGCGAACCCTGTATTTAACAAAAAATTAGGTAAACCTGTTGACACACCATTAACTGTTGGTGATTTAAATCAGTACTACCGAACTACAGGAATGGTATAAACATTAAAAAATATTAGTCATGAAAGATAAAGAAATTGATTTTGTAATATTCGACCCAGCGGTGAGCCCAACTCAGGATTGGGAATTATATAAACGATTGTATATTGACCCATATCCTGAGAAACAAATAATCTCACATGACACAATTATTGAGTATTCATATATTAAAAAAACCCCTAAACAATAGGGGTTTTTTATTTAAAAGTACCATTTTCCTGTGTGACCGTTTACTTTAGTCATTCGAATAAAAGGTATTTTTTTCACTAACGACTTTGGCATTACCAAAGAATCGTATGATACCCATCCAACTGTTTTAAGGATTCTTTTGTCGCCAGCAACAAACATATGATTAACACCGTTATACGTAATAAAATCACCACTTTTTACTTCATAAGTAACTCTACCAATCTTAATCGTTTCTACTGTTATTACCGCCATCTGTTTTATCTTTAATTGGTTGAAAAATAATTTGATACCCTTTGAATATATCTTTAATACTTTTCAGGTCTTTGGTAAAACCCTCAATTATTATAATCTGTTTATCTTTTGTGTTTACGATATATTTCATAGTCTAAAGATACAAATAATTATCATTTCACAAAGAAGTAAGACAAATAATTTATCTCTTAACTTATAATTATTGTTACCCAAGTCAGGTTTTTTAACCACACTATGAACTAACAAACAATATGTTACTAACATAATTCCAATTCCAATACTAAACATAATATCTTTCATTTTAAATTAATTTATCGTCTTCTTTTATGTAATCCATGTCTAATTGATTCCTCAACTAAAACTACCACACCTGTTATAACTAATGTTACACCAATTCTTTGTAAGTTATAAATCTGTGGTTGTGTCGGTTGTTGTTGATTATACATAACAGGATAAAGTTGGTTAGCGTATAGGTATGTTACACCGCCCCCAATCATAAGAATTGAACCTGTAAAGGTCAAGTCCACGTCATTACCACAACCAAATCTCAAACCATAATAACCTAATGGTGAGAATTGTGCTCTACTGAATGATGACATCAGTGTGAATAAGAACACTACCGTAATTTGTTTAATCCAAGTTTTCATAGTCATTTCAATTTAATTAGTACACTTAATCTATGGTATTTTTTCCAACTGTTTCTAATAATATCAACTTTGAATTCTAACTCATTCATGGGGATAAATGTATCAATCACTTGTACACCCTCAATTCCTTCATTCATCTTTTTTATTACTCGGTCAAATAAACCACTGTTCTTGTGGTATTCATAATAATCTTCGACAAATTTATTGTAAACGTCAACACTTATTTGTTTAACGGCATTCTCACTAGCAATCTTAAAAAACGCTTCGGAATATAATGACCACCCTTTTAAACTATCTTTTGGGTATTTCTTAACTTCACGTTTACCACCTGTGATTGTGTTATAGATGTCATACTTTGACATATTAGAATTCTCATCCAAAATGAACAACTCAGGGTTATAATTAATTGATTTAATCTTATCAATTATTGTTCTCCCGTTACCACCCCATTTTAATCTTGGGGATGTTGCCTTTCTAACCCAACCATCACCAATAAATGAATTCTCAAACACAACACCACTTACCGCTCTTTTTTGCATACCTTATTTGATATATAATGTTTTTAAATACTCAATGTCTTGGTCACTTATTAAATCATTAGACGCTTCATTCACCATTGATTGAAACTCAATACCAACATTTTCCAAGGTCTCTCTTAATGTTGTATATCCAATACTTATACCTAAGAAAACAACGTTATCAAAATCTATTAATTCAACATCAACATCAATCTCATCACCTAATTCATATACGTGCACTTGATGTACTACAGTCATTGTAATTGACCCATTATGTAATGTGATATCATTCTCGATATTCACCATTAATGTTTTACTTACTATATTCATATCTTTTATTTTAAAACCATGTATTTAACACCATCAACAATTTTAGTAACGTACTTACCACCATCTTTCTTCTCAACCTTTTTAGTTGACTTAGCGGTTTTAGTGTTTTTCTCAGGTTCACCGTATTTCTCCTTTAACACTTCTCTCATTGAAAATCTTTCCATAACTCTTATCGTTTTTACAAATATAAACAAAAAACCCCAACTTTTACATTGGGGTGTTAATTTTTTTTAATTTATTCTGTTTAATACGTCTTTAATTCTTGTGAATGTTTCAACCCCAACAGGTATTGACATTAAGGAAAATAAGAATTGATTAATGTACGCATACATTGCAATTGAATCCCCTTGAGATAAATTTGTGTTATTATGTGTAAACACGATTAATGCCAACACTAAAAAACTAACTCTTGTTCCAATCAATGAAACCCAATTTTTACCTTGTAATGTTGAACCATAAATCATTATCTTTCTTCGTCTGTTAAAGAAAGATTCAATCTTATCATCATCCCCTTCGGTAATTATACTTATTTTATCCTCGTAGTGTGTATGGTTAACACGAGTACTTTGTGATATTTTTTTATAAAAATGGTACACAATAAATGATATTGGTATTACACAAGCCATTGACACAAAACCTGTCATTGGGTGTTCTAAAAATATAAAGATTAATGACCCCACCAATGTTATTATCGCCATTATATAGTAATGAATATCATTCTCTAAAAAATTAATCAAATTATTGGTCAACTCAGTTCTGGCAATTTTTGTTGAATTATCGGAATCCTTTGAGTTTTTCAAAAATTTAAGAACAACACTATTATAAATTGTTGTATACACCTTAGTATCGTAAACCATTCTTCGGTAAATAAAGTAATTTTCAAATACCATAATACCTAAGAAACAATATAACCAATTATAATCATTTTTTAACAGACCATCAATCATTTTACCCAACACAAAAGGCTCAAGTAAAAATAAAAGTTGTGCGATAAACATATACGTATAAATCAATAGTAACGGATACTTAAATTCTTTCGCTATTATGTAAATCTGTTTCATTTTTTAATTTGATAATGGAGCTTTGATAGTTCCGTGTGATTGGTAATTCTTAATAACAAAATCAGTGATTAAACAACTATTTAAAAACTCATCAATCCCTTCATTAAAATTAACTTGATTAGATATTACTAATGTCGGTAATTCAAATGGTGTTCTCGTTCTTGTCGGAATATTAAATTCATCACAAACTTTTGTGAATTCTTCATCACTCATTCCTTCCTGTATCTTAGACAAATCTAATTTGGGGTTTTCATAACACATACAAACTCTTTCATCAACTCGTAATTCTCTACCAATTTGTTCTTTTGCTTGTTCAATATGATTTGAATATAGATGAGTATCACCCAAGTTTCCAATCAATTCATCAGGAACCATATTAACTGTTTTAGCAATGATTTCCAATAACAATCCATAAGATGCGATGTTAAATGGTAAACCTAAAAATGTATCTACTGAACGTTGATTCCACATTAATGAGATTGCTCGTTTAGGGATATTAATAGAATCATAGTATTCCATAACATTTCCTATACCATCATAACATAATAACCCTTTGTATTTTTTTAAAAGATTATGCCTTTCTTTCTCACTCAACTCTCTTGTATAAACTTGAAATCCATAATGACAAGGTGGAAGTACCATTGAATCCAATTCTCCAACATTCCACGCATTAACCATTAATCGTCTTGAGTCTGGATTTGTTTTAAGGTCGTTGATTAAGATAGCGATTTGGTCAATAACTGTTTGGTCCATTTCATCAAAGATTTTTTCATATGAACCATCCGTAGATAAATACATTTTCTTTTTAGTCCATCTTCTCCATTGCTTACCATAAATTGGACCTAACTCACCCCACTTGTTAGCAAACTCATCATCTGTTTTTATTCTTTCAATAAACCATTCTTTATTTGGCACATCTTCATATCCGATAAAATGGTTTGAATATTTTTTATACGCATCACCATCCCAAATATGACAATCATTATCAACCAGGAATTTAATGTTTGTATCACCACGAAGGAACCAAATTAACTCTGTTGCTATGAGACGGAACGGCATTCGTTTTGTCGTGAGCAAAGGAAATCCGTCCTTCATATTATGACGAATGGTATAACCAAAGATAGATTTAGTTCCCGTACCTGTTCTATCTTTCTTTCCAACCCCATAATCTAATATGGTTTGAAGTAAATCTGTGTATTGTTTATCTAATGAGTTCATATTTTTTATTTCTTAATTCGTCATATCTTTTGGAATCACTTGGTTCGTTATATCCCCAAGTAAGAACGTATTCAAGGGTTATTAATTCTTTGTATTCATCTGAGGTTAGATTACCTTTTAAATCATTAACAATTTCATCATAGATATCATTAAACGTTCTTTCATTTTCAGGTATATTCATAAATCCCACACACTTTTTCTTTTACGTTTAGGTAATTTATAATATAACCATAACGAAAACTTTAATATTAATTTCTTCATTCATTTTAAATGTATGCAAACATGCCACCAAATAAACATAAATCTAACACCCCAACTATGAATTTGAACACCTAAATCATAGTGTTTAAAACCAACGTGAAGTATGAAAACATCATTATGTTTTTCAACCTTTTTCGATTTAATTATCGCAACACTCATTTTAATGAATATAATAGTTGAAGTAGTAATTTACTTTACCCATCGGGAATGAATCTTCAACCTCAGCAAAGATATAAAATCTAACTTTATAAACATTCAGGTCAACCATTTTATGTAGTACCGCACGATATAATTTAATTGATTCGAACGCACCATTCAAATACGATTCACCATGTTGTGTCGTTTTAATTTGGTCCTGAAATGGTAATGAATATCTGTCAGACTTAACACTAGCATTAACCCCCATTTTAGATAAAACCCCAATCATATCCTTCTCAATCTTCTTCTCAAGATTAATCATAGTTTCCTCATACTTTTCAGGAGTTCGGTCAGACTTGTTTCCTTTTTCACCCCACTTATCCATATAGAACAACAATTGGTTGCTCATATCAGGTATGTTTCTTTTCATATTTCAAATTATTTAATTTCTAACCATCTACCATCTGACTGTAAGACATACTTCCCAATGAATCCAAATTTATTACCCCACTCATCAGGTGTGATAATTGAAAGGAATTCTTTATCACCATCAATATAAAGATAATAATGATAACCGACAACAGGTATGAAGTTATATTTTGATTTATAAACCCGTTCATTTACCTGAATCTCATTCATTAATTTTTCATATTCAGATTTAATTTCTTCAAACTTCGTAACATAATGATGTTTTAAGTTTTGAGTTTTATCTAACTTAAATAATTCAATATTATCAGGTTCAAATGATTGTGAACCAATTTCAGTCGGATATGTTTTTAGACTTCTATCAGGAACATAACTATCAGGTAACTTTTCTCCCATTATTCATTCATTAATTCATTAACAACTGACATCACCCCCTCTGTTGCTGGTTTCTCAATGTAAGTAACATTTTTACCATACTTGTCTAAGTATCTACTTGGTTGGGGGTCAATGTAATATATTTTACAATCATCACTAACACTTGATAATAAATTCAAAGTATAACCAATCATCAAACTAGTTCCGATTATAATTAAGACATCCGTATCAATAATTGCGTCGTAACTTTCCTCAACGTTGAACGGCATTTCTTCAAACCAAACAATGTGGGGTCTTACTTGTGAACCGTATTTACACTTATCCCCAATATTAATATCACCATATCCAATATCACGAATGGTATCTTGATTAGTAGATAAAGACCCACGAGCCTTAGTCAACTCACCGTGTAAATGTAATATCTTTGATGAACCCGCTCTTTCATGTAGGTCGTCAACATTTTGGGTAACGATTGTTACGTCATATTTGTCCTCTAATTTAACCAAATCAGTATGTGCTGAGTTTGGTTCAACTGTTGGTAATTGTCTACGTCTATCGTTATAAAAGTTCAATACTTTCTCACGGTCTTTCTTCCAACCTGAAGGAGTACAAACATCGTCAATATTATGATTTTCCCACAATCCATCAACACTATCTCGGAATGTTAGGACACCACTCTCCCTTGAGACACCAGCACCTGTGAATACCACAATCTTTTTCTTCATATTCCGTAATTCGCTTTTAAAATTTTACCATCACTGTCAGTTTCTTTAACCGTTATAATATAAGTGATATTTAAATCACCCGTGTTATCTTCTGGTAAATATAATCTATAACCTTCAGATAAACAATAAACTTTAGCGTTGTTAAATGACATTCCGATTATTTTTTCAGGGATATCAATCTTAAATCTTTTTTTCTTCATACTAATTACCTATGAAATAACTTAAAGTGAATAATCTTTTTACTTGGATGTATATGTTAAACTCATTTGTTTTTTTATCTAAAAGAACACAAACATTTAACACTTTATTTCGTTTAGATAATACTCGTTTCATAATATCTTTATGTGATGTTATTTCGGCAATAATGTCATTAACACAAGTACATTCACCCGTATCATAATAGATGTCGGTTACCATCAAAGGTGTTTGTCTTCTACCGTAAAAATCAAAGATACTTTCTTCAGCATAACCGTATTCATCTTCGGCAAACTCATCATCATTAGTAATCACGGATAATCCTTCACTAACTCTAAGTTTGTTTAATGAATCAATAACTTGTCTCCCCATATACGATAACACACCAATAGTGTCCCACTTAGTGATGTTTTCTTTTTTAAAATATTCAGGACTTGGGTCGCCCTGAATTAGCCTAACTTTTTCAATAGTATTATCACCAAATGTTACAGTTTTAATCCAATACAATTCGTAATAAGGTATGTCTTCACCATCCCCTTGTCCAAAAATTAATGATGATAACATCAAACAAATACCGAATACTAACTTTTTCATACTATTTTTATTTAATTTAACAATGTGTTCCGTCTGTGTGAGATATACCGTGATTTAAACCAGCAATAAAGCTATCCTTATCCCATCCTTGGTCATTTTCATCAATGTATTTACCAAGGATAATCCCAATTTCATTTCCGATATCCGAGATATCTCCCCATTCATATTGCAATGTAGACAATTTATTGGAGATTTCCAAACTCACATTTTTAAATTTGGTCATATTACTTTTTCTTTTTTTTTGATTCAGTATAAACACCTAAAGAAAACCCTAACATTAATTCAAGATTCCCTAAGTTAGTATCAGTTTTAACAGGTGTGTCGTTGTTATAAAACAATGAGCACAGTACAACTTTTTTTAATGATAAACTATAAACTACCTTCCAACAAATTGAAGGAACTTTCATTCCATTCACAACTATATTTGGGGTTCCCCAATATCCGCCAGTATAAATCATTAACGAATCGGTCTGAGACATTTTTCTAATTTCGGTTTCAGTTGTTTTCCAAAGACCTCGATTTAATTTTCTTATTTGTGGTAATCTATTATAATCTCTAAACGTTAACGAATCAAGATGACAATTGTAAGCAAAATCTTCAGCGTTAGCCAAATGTCCTTTATCGTATAGAGTCCCTTTATATTGGTTCTCATTAACTAAAATTAGTTTTGTATCGTTTACCCAATTGGAGGCTCTTAGACACTTTCCACCCCCTTTATATAACTTGTATTTGACATATAATGCCTGTCCCAATTCTTTATTAACGTAAGATGTGTAAGCCTCGTTTATAATTGTTGTATCAACTTTGTATTGACCAAACAATGGTAAACTTACCATCGTACATAATAATAAAATAAATCTAATCATATTTTTCTTTTAATATAATTAGTTATTACCTCATAAATCTTCCTTGGGAAATTTGATTAAAAATTCGTATATTTTTAAATACTTAGGTTTGGCGTCTTTATGTACGTCATTATAATCCCAACTTTTACCTTCACTATCAGTTATATTTCTATAACCATCTAAGAACTCTAACAAACCTTTAACATTTGTCGTTTCTAATTCTTCACCGTGTTGGTCTTTGATAATTATTTTATCACCTTTCTTAATTGCTCTTAAACAATCACCTTCATAGTTAATCAGTCCTAATTTTATCATAGTTTCTATTTTTTTTACCACTTATCAATTTCTGTTAAATCAATTGATGTCTTTGCAATATCACTGAATACTTCAACACTTGTACCAATACCTGTTGGTGAGAAACTATATGTGAATAAACCATATTCACCATAAACAATTTTAATTGCTTTTTTCCACTCATCTAATTTAGTGATTTGTTCTTCAGATAAATCAAATTTCATTTTTATTTTTTTTAAGGTTATAATGTTCATCACATAATGTGAAATACCATCCAATATCTTTTCTTAGTTCACCATGTTTACCACAAACCTCACAAGTCTCGTAACTTTCGTTTTCAGCCTGTAATATTCTTTGATGGATTTCATCACTACCTGAGTTGATATAAAATCTTAGACCACCAAACTTCTCTTTAACTTGAGTAATTTGTTTGTCCCACCCCAATTTGATTAAGTCTTCGATTAAGGATTTTATTATTGGGAACCATCCTTGATTAACACCAAAGAATCCACTATCGACGATAGGTTCTCTATCTGTAAAAAATCCGTTTTCTAAACCACCAATTGATTCTAAAAATTGGTCCATTTCATTCTTGTCCATTGTCCATCTTTTTTTTTATAAAGATAGTAAAAAAAATGAATGGTGTCTAATATCGTTTAACAATTGTTCCGTCAGTGTAATAAAATATTTTTAAACCAGGTGTATCAAAATTAATATCTTGACCTAATATATTGGTTATACGAACTAATTCAGAAACAATATAACGATTATCAATTGATATGATTTCATATTTTTTTGTTTTACCATCAAAATCAGTTTGAGTCAAATAGTAGTAATTGACATCATTTGAAAAATCTCTATCTAAATAGTGATAGTGGTTGGAAAAGGTTGATGTTCCGACACCATCAATTTTAACAATTTCGGCCCAATCAATTGGATAGTTACTTCTATAAATCGTGTAGTAATCATTATTTAATTCAGTTGCTGATTCCCACTCTAATAAATTACCATCATCCATTTTTTTACCTTTAAAGTATAATAATTCAATAGGTAATCCAACTGGGTCGGCTAATGCAATTTTAATGTTAGGTCTTAAACTACCTCTCACACCATCAGCAGTAGGGTATGAAGCATCTAAAACTTTATATGCAACTGTATTGGTTTTTGATGTATAATAAAACCATGGTTCATCAAATGTATAGGCATTATTTCTATTTTCCCACTTAATAAGTAAATTATTTGTGTTATTCCAAGGGAAAGGAGTTTGTAACACAATTTCAACCCACCCAACTGTCCAACTTACAGTCCCGTCATACACTAATGTATAATTGGAAGATACGTAATTCGTTTGAGCATTCTCTTTTACTGTAGAAGATGGAAATGATGATAATGTGGTGTGACCCATATAAATCTTTTGATTTGTTGCCGTATAAGGAATCGCAGTTAATGGGTCAACTTGAAAACGAATTTTTGTAATACTACCAACAGTATTAATTTCTGATTGTAGATAAATCATATCTGTCCATCCATATTTGTAATAATGATTTGCAGGAACATTGTAATCACTGACTTCTCCACCACCAATACTTACAACGGTACCTCCGCTAGAATTACCCTTTTGGTATTTAATACGAGCATTTCCATTAAGAGCAGCACACGTATTGCTTGATGTCCATCTAGTAAGTAACACAGAATAAGTTCCAGAAGTTGAACAATACCATGTTATTTCAGATTGGGTATTATTATAATCGTCACTTTCTGCTAAAAGTGTACCACCCGTACCTGTAGAATATAATCTAAGGTAGGTATCAACAGTTGATTGTCCTACTGTTGAAAATGTATATTCACTACCAGCAGTGGCTACAAAATTAAATGCTCTCCTACCAGAACTATATGTCGTACTATATTGTACAGTAGTAGTTGGTGTTATTGCAACATTTGTAGTAGCTATTCCACAATATTGTGCCGATAAGAATTGTGAAACCAGCAAAATTGTAATTAATAAAAATAGTCTTTTCATAGTATGTAAGTTTTAATTAGTTTATAATGTCTCGTTTAGGTATGTTAAATTCATTTAGATATACTGTTATATAAGCCTCCCCGTATTTTTGAACTTTTGCAACTCTAACATCTTCAATGGATTCACCTAAAGCATATCTTTCATCAAAAGTTAATGTTCTTGTACAACCATTAGACCATTCTGAGTCAAATGTATCGTCAATCGTTAATTTATATTTAAATTCTTCAATTGTAAGAGTACTTTCAACCTGAGTTAAATAATTTGAATAAGCCGTTTCTAATAGTGTTCTCATTTTAATATTTTTTTAACATCTGGTTATTGAAAATTCATAACCTGTAAATTGTGTTAATTCATTACCAACAAGATATTCGTCAAATAAACTATTAGTAATAACATCTATAAATATAGCCGAATCACCTTCTACAAATTGTCCCTTCTCATTAAAATCAAATCTTGGCATTAATTCATAGTTTTTGATTTTAATATCTAAGTCGGGGTACATTATTTTGAAAAATTGTTCGACAATTGATTGTTTCATTAATCAATAATAAATAAAGTCAACTTGAATATCAATAAATATTTTAAATTCTATACCTCACCCAACTAACTGAGGTTGTTTGTGTTTGTAATTTCTGTTGTGATTCCCCTTTAAGTAATTTGGCACGAACCTTTGTAGGGGCTTCGGTTGTTTGTGGTTGTAATTTCTGTTCTGATTCCCCTCAAATTGTAGACCTCACCCAACCACTTCTTTGTAACTGCCTGAACAACAGGATAAGTTAAATCAAATTTACCGCCCAAAAACGACCAAATTTCTTTTTTACTAATGTAAACTTCCTTACTTTTTCTATCGTAAACCATTAAGTTATTACCTTTTTTATAACGAAATAACGTCCAATGTTCTCTTTCCTCAGATTGAACTTGTTCCAAATCATCAAATAAGTGTAAGAAATCCATAAAACCCTCAATGTTCATTACTTTACAAAAGTTCTCCCACCCACCAACATTATCAATTGTTGATTCAGTTCCTAACTCTTTTAAACTTAATTTAATTGCATCTTTAAATTTATTTTCAGTGATTAGTATTTTCATATTAATAAATATTAAATAACGAATAATTCTCCACCATCTGAGATTATAGTTTCAAACGTAAAATTATCGGCATCGTTCCCCTCGTAAACCCAATAAGGATTTAATTTGGGGTTATAAGATATAACCTTTCCACCAAGATGAGGTGTTGGTTCATTAATAGTGATATTATCACAGATAACCCAAGAACATACGGTCTTATTTGACCCGTCATATATACGTTGTGCCGTCTTCTTGTAGTTTTTTAATAAACACCCTTCCAAAACCAATTTAACTTCACTAGGGTCAAGATACATTGGTTTTGAATTAGGATATTCAATTTTCCATTTAAGGTAGTTTTTTCCCCTACCTAAATTAAACCTCAGTTTGATTTTGTTTTTCATCGGTAGTTTCCACCTTTGGGTTCTTTAATTCATCTAATTGAATGAATAATTGTTTTTTGTAATTCTCAATGTGATTGTTAGTTTCACCTAAATTCTCATAAAACAAAATTAATTTTTCTAATTCATTAATCTGTCTCTCTACTTGGTTTTCCATAATTCAATAGTATTGTTATAAATAGTTAATTTTTTAATAAGAGGGGTTACATTGTAATATACCGTTGAAATATACCCTAATAAAATCACATTCAGATAATAACATTTTAACAATTATTCCAATATGGTTACTAATCTCTTGTAATAATGTTTTACTAAAAGGAGTTTCATCATTTATATCAACCTCAAATACCACAATCTTATAATCATACTTACCTATAGGATTGAATGGATTACTACGATGTTCAAGTTTTATTGAAACCCCATTTACTTCAGAATACTTTATTTTAGTTAACCGATTAATGTTTTGGTATAATACGTTAAGATTCTCCATACATAACCATAATAAAAAACCCCTCGATAATCAAGGGGTTTAAATTTCTATTTTGTTTTTTTACAAACGGGTATTCCTTTTTCATTGTTAAAGATGATAAACTCTTTTGTTTCCTCACCTTTAGTTAGTTTACCTCCCGAATTAAATCCTGAACAATCCCTCAATTTATCAGGACTAACAGGTTTAACTGTTGTTGTCGTTGTTGTAACCGCTGATGTATCACCTGAAGTCGCTCCTGACGTAGGTCCCACAGTATCAGGTGGTGGGGGTGGAATCGTTTGTTCACTAATTACAACACCTTTTTTGTATTGAAACAAATACTTAATTTTTTCTAACTCATTCATAATTAATCTTGGATTTGTGGGATTACTGTTGAATCTATCCAATGTTCAAATTCAAAATAAAGACCCATTTCTTTTAATACTTTTTGTAATCTAACGTCATCATCAGATAGTGTTGAATAAAAATCAACGTTAACTAAATAACCACGTTTGTCGGTTATTATTATCCCTAAAAATTCGTCACCATAAAATTGGATTTCACCGAAATATTCGATTTCCCCATTCTCAGTAGTATTCTCTTCAGAATATGTAAACTTGATTGGTATTGAACCAACTTCACCTTTAACAACCATACCTTCTTTATCGAAAGGTTCTGCACTACGATAATTATTCAAGTAATTATCATCATCGTCATCTTCTTCATCATAAACACTTTGTTCTAATAATGATTTATATTGTCGATATTGTCTTTCAGTAATTATTATTTTCATATTAATAAATATCCGTAAAATTAAAAACCCCACTCATGGGTGGGGTTTAGATTAACGTAATAAACGATTAATATCGTTCATAATTCTTATTTGCGTTTGCTCAAGTTGTTTAATTCTATTTCTTTGTTCAGTATTCAAATCAAAAGATTCTCCTTTAACTGAGGAAATTTCATTTTGTAACCTCGTGTGCTCATTTAGAAGTCGTCCGTAAATTGCTGCTTTTTGTTCATTATCCATAACTTAAATATAATTGATGTTTATTTTTTTTAAACTGTTAATGATTTTCAAATCTATTTTTATGTGGGTCAGTAATTGCGGCATATATTCCGTAGTCTCTATTTTTTGTTTGACTTGGTGTAACAATTATTGAAGTTTTTTTGTTGTCATTTAAATGAGGATAATACACTAAGATTAAACCTGATAACGAAACTGCGAATTCACGAAATACTATTATAAAATCATTTTCACTATAATACGTATTTGAACTAAATCTATATATGGGGTCAAATGACATTGGGTCGTATATTTTACCTATAGCGTTTGTTAAACGAATATTATACAAATACACTAAACTATTCTCAGATTCAATAACATACTCAACACCTGGAAAAAATGTGTTAAAGATACTATCAATTAAATAAATGTGTTTTCTATTAATTTCCATGAAATAAGTATAATAAAAAAAAGGGTGACTGTCATTACCCTTTATAATTTATATTCATTAATTACTTTGGACCTTATTTTTTTTATTTGATTATAAGTCAATTCTAAATAATCAGTCTCAAGCCATTTTATTAATTTATCAAGACTATCAAATTTTTTATAATCAATATCAATATAATCATAATAGTTTTCTTCGCCAATTTCATCAATGATAGACATTGGTTCATCACCGTCAATATTATCAACATAAACATCTGTCAAATTAATTGGTATAATTGATAAACCATCCCAAAATGGGGTTGCATAAAATTGAAAAGATGTTCCACCACCATGGGAATCAACATAAACCCCGTCATTCCATACCACAACACCTTCAAATTTTTCATAATATATTGAAAATTCTTTATAATAAATTCGTCCACCAGGTCTTTGTTTAACTTCGGTAAAATACTCTTGGATAACTTCATATATAATCGTAGGATTAATCGGGTAATCCGAATATTTGATTAAATCAAACACAGGTAATCCAATTATTTTTGAAACTTCAAAAACACCCATACTATCTATCATAGACCTTATTTGTTCTTTTCTATTCATTTCTATTAAATGGTAATAACACAGAATCAATATCGACGTTGTATTTGTTTATGAACCATTCTTTAAGTAATTTATCAAACATATAATCACTTATCGGTACCATGTTTTGAATAGAATCTCTATCTTGTTTATAAAACGCCAAATACTTTAGTCCATTGTATTCTCTAACCTGTAATTTTATTTTACCGTCAGTTCTGTAATACATGAATCTATCAAGATTATAATCATTGATATCATCAATATCTGAATAATAAGTATCAAACACCATATTAGATGCTTTCCTCAACATTTCTTTATTAACCTTAACCTTCATATTCCATAAATTGTTTTATAAAGTCCTTAACTTTGATTTCAAGTCTATCAACATATTCTAAATATATGGATTGAGAAATCTTTGGGTCCTCATTAGAATCGACACCAACAACCATTAACATTTGTTCCAAATGGTATCTTGGAGGAACATTCATTGACCATGACTCAGAATTTTTAAACTTTAATTCATAACCATCATCATAAAATGGGAACTTAATATGTGAGACAAAATCGTACATTTCACCATTAGTATAATCATATACATCAGAAAACGACGTGTTCTTAACCAACATATCAATGAATCTATCATAGATATTTGACTTAATTTCACTATACTTTATTTCTTTAAACTTCATTATATAATATATAAATACTCTATTATTAAGGATTTCAAAGATAATGAATATTTATTAAATATAATAATATTAGAAATATGAAAAATAACGAAAATATATTAAACGAAATGACGAGAATGAAGGACTTAATTAAGTTTGATTACGTGATTAATGAACAACGTCGTTTAGATATAAAAATTAAAAAAGGTAAAGTTCGTGAATTAGGTAAAGGTAAACCAAGTAAAACTGACGTTGTTAGTTTTGATAGTTATGTCGCTAAAACACCTCAAGACCAATGGGACGCTTATTTGAAGAATGATTCAACTATGGTTAGTTTGATGCAAGGTTCGTCTAAAAAGTTTTGGTTAAAACTTAAACAAGATACAATACATAAAGGATATGCCGTGGCGGCATTAGAAGAGTTTAACGCTACTTACGAAGAAAATAAATGGGAATCAGTTATCGTTGGGGATAAAACAACTGTTGACCAAATTCCTATTGAAGGTAAAGTTAAAAAAGTTGCAGGTGTACCACTTAAATTTCCAGGAAACTTAGAACCAAATTCTAAATTCTTCGTGGACAATTATTTTCAATTAACAGATGTTTTTGTTCAATCGGTTAAAGAGGATATTATTGACCCAATAGTAAAACAAATGGAGCTTCTAACACCTAAAGAAGGTGAACCAAAAGCGTTTATTGATTCCATGTCGGTTAAATCATCATGCTCAACATTACCCAATGGTCCATCACCTGATAAAAAAACATATTCATTTGAAGATTTATCAAGATTAAGAAATCAAACGGCAACTAACTATGTGATAGATGAATTACGTAAAATTGGTGTTTATATTCCTGAGACCTTTAAACCCCAACAAAATTGGATGGGAACTAACTCTAAATTACCAGGAACATCAGGACCAGCTTGGAATTCCAAATGGCCCGAAAATATTAAAGAACAAAAAAGACCTGAATATGAACAATACAAATATTTGGATATGGATTTAATGGTTGGTTTTAATGATAATAAAGAACCTGACCCAATACCAAAAGAAGATGATTTTATTGATGTTACTTCTGATATGTATAATATAAAATTTTTAAAACCTGGTAGACACATCACATATCAATTACCAAAAATTATTATGAGAATAACAGGTACTAAAAAAAACAAATCAAATTGGGCAGCTAAGATGCTGGTTTGTCCAATATTAAAATAGTTGGTAATAAAAAAGGGAGTTTTAGACTCCCTTTTTTATTTTCCACGAACAACTACTCTGATTGAGTTATTAAGAACTGCGATTCCAAATCCGTAAGTTTTAGTGTCGTTGTCTAACAATATGTCCATGTGTGCGTCACTTCCTACGAAGATGTCAAAATAAGAGTCGGCGATGATTTTGTTTATGTTACCATCTTCTTTAGTTAGTTTACTCAACAACATGAAAGAGATATTTGCGATACATTCAGATTGTCCGTATGGTAAGTTTACATCGTGTACTAAAGTGTTAGATGATGCCAATTTTTTAGCGTATTCTTCAGCACCTTTAGTTATACCAGCATCCTGAGTAACAGGTAATGCGTTGTACTCTTTACGGAATTTATTGAAAGACTCTAACAAGTATTTTTCAATTTCAGTCTCGTTGATAGTTTGTTCTACGTATGAAGTGTTAAGTGAGAAACATTTAGCATTGATTGGTGTTACAACATCAACTTTTTTACCATTCTCAACAACTACGTTAACTTTCCATATATCTGAGAACAATGGGTACTTAGACAAAACTTCTTGAGAGTAAGTTGCCACTGTGATGATTGCGAATAATATAGTTACTAATGTTTTCATGACCGTATCTGTTTCTACAAATATAATACGAAAACTAATAACTAACAAAAATTATACGTGAAAACTTGACATTCTTTTTTTAATTTTCAGATTACCATTCTAAATCTAAATAGTAACCCATTTTTCTTGTGTATTTTTTCTCGATATAGTTTTGTAAACCCCAATGTAAATCATCACGGTATGAATTAACTATTTCGTCATAATCATCTTCATCCATATTATCATAATCATACATTTCATCAAATGTTCTACCATTAAAACTTGGTTCGGTAATCGTATCGAATATTATCTCAAACCAAACACCAACACTTTCTGTTTGAGTACTAACATCTATACGATGTATTATTATATCACCTGTTACAGTATCTTGGGTTATCGTTACGGTTCTACTATCTTCACTTAAAAATAAATGAGGATTTGTTGGTGATAATTGGTGAAACTTAAAACCGTCTTCTTCAAAATATTTTAAAGGATTAATATTGTTTTTTTTATTCCATTCAACAACCCAAGTTTCAACATAGCTTTCTTTCCAGCCCGAAATATGAAATAGTTTCATAAACATTGGGTCTTTATTAGCGAACCCTTGTTTATCCCAAATTTTAGTTAACATTTGTTTTTGGTTAGATAATTCAGATTTACCATCATCTTTTGATAACATTTCATCGTTTTCTCTAATCATACCTTCCCACAAACCTGTTTTATCGAGTAATTCAATAGCTTCATCATCACTAATCTCTAAACCATCAAAACCAGTCCAACTATATGGTCTACCATTGAATGATTTAATATATAGATTTTGGTGTGTCGGGATTTTTAAGTCAATATCATATATCTCAAATCCGTGGTCATCGGCAACCGCTCCAAACCATTGTTTTAATTGATATATCTCCTCACCTGATAGATTATTAAAATTAACTATCATATCAACAATTAATTCAACAAATTCCCCATCCATAATATCATAATCCATTATGTAAAAATCGAAATACGCATCAGGGGTATTCACTAATGAAACACTACAACTACCTTTTAATTCGTCAAGATATGGTCTAAATTGGGGGTTATTTTCAGCAATTTCCCTAAATGCGTCGAAACCACCTATCATTTTAATAGCTTCAAGTACTCCAACATTTTTAACTAATAGTTTAAATTTTTCTATCATATATCTACCACTTACCTGTTTTATCAAGTAATTCAAAAGCTTCATTGTCACTAATAACATTATCATAACCAGACCAACTATATGGTTTACCATTGAATGATTTAATAAATAGATTTTGGTCTGATGGTATTTCCAAATCAATATCGTATATATCAAAGTAATGGTCATTGGCAACCGCACCTAACCATTTTTTTAATTTATAAATTTCCTCACCTGATAGATTCTTAAAATCAACAACCATATCAACCGTTAGTTCGGCAAAATCATCTCGAGTATCGACATTCAATATGTAAAAATCAAAATACGCATCAGTTGATTTTTCTAAATCTGAAATACTACAACTACCTTTTAATTTATCAAGATATGGTTTAAATTGGGGATTATTTTCAGCAATTTCCCTAAATGTGTCGAAACCACCCATCATTTTAATGGCGTCAACTACTCCGACATTTTTAACTAAATTTTTAAATTTTTCTATCATATATCTACCACTGAGGATTTTTATTTTTTAATTCTACACTATCAAATAACAAATCAATTTTAACACCTCTATCACTTTTACCAAATGTGTTTGCCTTAATGAAGTATTCAATATGATAATTTAAGTTCTCTAAATCATATCTCTTTAATGAATCCAAAATAACATCCGCATGTATTTCAACAACCATAATACTAAATGAAGGATAAGTTTCATCCATAACCTCAACATCATTAACGGTAATACTATCTATAGCCTCAGCTTCATCAAATACATAAGGGTCAACCCAATCTTCAGCTGGGATTTCTTCATGACCCATAGAACTCAATTCATCAACACATCTATTAATTAATGATTGATATAAATTAATCAGCCTATTTTCAGTTATCAATATTTTCATATTAGATAAATATTACAACAAACAAAAAACCCTACTTATAATGTAGGGTCATCAATATTAAAATCGTCTTTAGTCTTATCTTGTTTGGGTGGTAGTGGTGGGTCTAATAAAAATTTTTCATTTAACCAAGTCCTTAATTCATTTTCAACAAAATAGTCAGGTACAACCTCATCATCAGATTTTTCACTAGTTATTTTTACGATATAACGAGCAAATTTAATTTTATAATTTTCATTTAACATTGTCATTAAACCATCTGATATGAAGAATATCTTGGATAATGGGTCATCAATTGGTAATTCCCCCTCAACAATGTTAAACGACTTCATAATAACTTTCCCCCACCAAGTTTTATAACCATTGGTTTCTTCTAAAGCGGGTTTTATTATTTTATTTATCGCTCGACTTATTGATGCCGCAACACCCACAAACGTTATTTGTGGTAAAAACCACGGTAATATTCTTAAAAAAGCTTTATAACCACCTTCACCTAAATGATATAAAATCCTTTTCTTTGTTGAATAATCAACTAAAGACCGTAATTGACCAAAAGTGATTTTACCTTGAGCTTTACAAAATTTTTCGGAATCACATATATTTTTTATTGCTTTATCTGATGGTTTAACATCTTCAAAAATTTTAAAATATTGTTCTTCAGTTAATATTAATTTCATATTAATAAATATAATATAAAACAAAAAACCCCCAATCATTTAAGAAAGGGGGTTTAATCATTTTAATTAAATTATTTTTTTCTTTTATCGGCAACTGACCATACTGAACCTACCAAGGTCATAATAGCACCAATTATTTCTAAAACTTGTGATTCATCCACAATACCTTTAGCAACAACACCACCACCAATAAAGGTTAATAGATGTCTAACAATACCTAATACTTCTTCTTTTTTCATAATATCATTTTTATTATAAATATTATAAGAAACAAAAAACCCCCCAATCAATTAAGAAAGAGGGGTTTAATTTCATTTAATAAAATTAAATTAACGTAACGACTTTTTTCTTATCTTTTTTGTACTTTGGAAAAGTCACAGTTAAGATACCGTCTTTAATCTCAGCAGTTGAGTTAGTGAAATCATATGTAGTTGTATCAACCGTGTAAGTTTTAGATACAGTTTCATAAGTTTCTTCAGTTGTGTTAAGAGGACGTTTTCCTTCAATAAACAATTTGTTGTTTGAAAGTTCAACTGTCAAATTTTCATTGTTAAACCCTGGTAATTCAAATGACCATGTTAAAGTGTTTTCAGTTGTGTAACTTGTTGGTGTTTCATTATAAGTTGGGTTATAATTTTTGTACCAAGAGTTAGCAACTTTTGATGGTGTGAATAATTCACTGTTAACTACAGGTGTAAACCATTCAGTTGCTTTAGTACCGAATGTAGTTGGGTAATTAGACTCAGTCCAAAGTTTGTTCAATAAGTTTTCAATCGTTTTTAATTCGTTTGTCATTTTTTTTTAGTTATTTAAGTTTATTGATTAAAGTATAAGGGATAAATGATTTAATGTCAAATATTAATTTACACCTGTTATTTCCCAATCAATCTCATTGAAGTATCTTTTTAATTTAGGTTCATATTCTTTATTAATCCAATTTAAAAATAGTTCTGCCCATTTATCTTCACCAAATACATTAGAAAATTCCTCAATGTATTTCTCATCATAAAAAACCAAATGTTTACCATCAACATCATCATTATAAACTAAGTCAACAAAAAACGTTGCACCTGGTCTATAACTATCAGTACTATCGGTATAAATGTATAATGTATCTTCACCTGAAGACATTCTAAATGAGGAGTTCTTAACTAAAAATTCAGGATGAACTTTTTTAATGTAGTCATCAAATAAATCATTCATTTTAGGATTAACACTTTCATTAATTGGTTCATCCTCATCTTCACTAAACTCTTCAGCGTCAACAAGTATCTTAACGTTTTTATGGTCAATTCTATCATAAAAACTACCTGTAATTGGTATTGAACCACCTGTGATTTTATTCCATGTTTCAACTATATCTATAACTAACCAACTTCTATAATTGGGTTGATAAGTGGGATATTCACCCTCATCACTCTCCGTATAATGAACTATGACTAATGGAATGTCTTTAAATCTTGAGGGGTGTAAATAGGGGTCAGGTTTTGTTGAAATTTCCAAAAACGAAATATTGTCATAAGTATCATATAACCATTTCTTAAACATATTCAGTATTTTATTCTCAGGTATATCTACATTTTCCTTTAACATTCTAAATCTTAACAATGGTTTACCATTAATTGTGATATCACCCTTATCATTCTTACCAATAGTTTTAACAACCACCTTCTTATTCTTAAATTTACCACCCATTAATGTATCCCCAACTTTAATGTCGAGTTTAATCATTTCATTAAGTGATTTACGTTGTAGTTCTGTTATTATTATTTTCATCTTAAATATTCGTTAATTAGTCCTTCAAATATTTGGTTTAAATGTCTTGGTTGTATTTCTTCTAAATACATATCATAAGTATCGTCCATATCATCTAACTGGTCACCATCTTCATCATATTCCCACACTGCGACACAGACAATATCGTTTTCAATAAAAGAAATCTCATGTTGAAATGTTCCCCCATCAACAATTTCCTCCCGAATAACTATTGGATTCATAAAATCTTCTAAATAAATTCTACCATTAGCTTCTTCATCATAAACAATTATATCATTGATTAAATTAATCTTCTTTGTTTTTGACTTGAAGTAATCAGGTATGATTGTTACAAATGTATCATATCCACCCGAAGATTTAATAGTATTAACCAAACCTGATTCATCAATCATAGATTGTATTACGTCGTTTAACTTTGGTTTTTCATTTTCATTTTCATTTTCACTAATCATATCTTCGTCCTCCAAATTATTATTGATTAATATGGGAACAACCCAAGGATTACCTATATAACTTAATTCTTCTTTTAAATATACCGCAAACGATTGGGCATCATCTTCATCGAAGTGTCCATGATTACTGTAAACATCAATATAAATACTAAAATAGGGGTTAACTTTAAGGTTTCTAACAACTACTTTGTCAATTCTTGAAAATGTGTTTAGATACCAATTACTAGCACCAATCTCCTCTTTACGATAACGTTTTTTAATACCATCTAATATTTCACCAATCTTTGTCTGTAACAAACCTGATAACTTAGATTCAGTATTTTCACCAATAATAATTTTCATATATAACTGTTTAATTTATATTCCTCTATAATTTGTTTGAATATCTGAGCTCTACCTCGTTTACCGATTGTGTTTTTTTTTGAGATATACGAATCACCAAACCCTGAATCACCACTTCTCCCAATAACTCTCCGTAACTCTTGACCCGATTGATTTTTAAAAGGTTTAAAAACTATCGTGGTAACCTTAAAATCCATACCACTACTAGTCCATCTAAAATCACCAAGTTTTTTTCCTAAGTACACATCTTCTAAATTAAGTGTTTGAATTAACATTTCATCTATATACATATTCTCACCTGTTGAATCAAACTTATATGGGACATAACCAGTAGTTTTATAAAATTCATTTAAATCACCATTAAAGGTAACTTTTAATAATGTATCAACACCACCAACTAATTTAACAACCTCACCAACACCTAAAGTTTTAATTTGGTCTCGTAAATTGTTAACTAACTCGTTCCGAATAATGATTTTCATAAATATAAATATTAAGATGGTGTTTTAATAACCTAAAAAGTCATTAACATCTCTGTAACTTTTAACCATTTTAACAGGATATCCATATGTTAATGTAAACCATTCCGCTAATAAATCATCAAACTTATCCACAAACATTGTTGTTAATGATTTAAAATACCATTCTGAGTAAATTAATAATGGTGTTTCAAATCCCTCAACAGGTTTATTATATGGGGGTTTTTCAGCATATTGCATAATCCATTCATCATTCTCCCAATCTTCATCATCCATATAAAAATTAAACGGTGTGTAATCAATATAACGACTTTTGCTCTCGTCATAATAATCATAATCACGTTCCGACTCGATTAACTTATCATATTCGGAAACCATCCCATTGAATAATGATTGTAATTTATTTTCAGTTATTAGTATCTTCATCTTCGTTATTAAAATATTGTTTACCAGCAATTTTATCTGATTCGACAAATTTAACTATCAATCCATTTTCATTCTCAAACCAATCCTTAATTCTAACTCTAGCATCGGTTAGACTTAAACCAAACATGTCCGAAATTGTTTTTACCAAACTATATCTAATAAGTAATCTACCATCTTCTGAATCATGTTCTAACACAACACTATCATAATTGGCATAATCATCATCATCCCATGGTTCTTCATAAAGAAGAAAAGAACCATTTTTGTATCTGTTATAATCTTTAACATAATCACCAATGAATTTATTTATAAACTCATTTAGTTTATTTTCAGTTATTATAATTTTCATATTTATAAATACAATATAAAACAAAAAACCCCACTCAATGGTGGGGCTTATAATAGTTTAATTTTTACCAATCGTTTCCTTCTTCTAAATCATTCATCCAAGATGTGTCTTCTTCTAAATCTCTATATCTTCTACCTTTATTAGGATTTGACATTCTTAACATACCGTTTATATCATCTAAATCCTCCATTTTGGTATAATTAGGAATTGAAGTAGGGTGACTTGAATGTCCTAAACTTTTTCCAAACTCGTTAGGGGTATAACCAACACCGTGTTTATGTGTACCAGAAATTTTACCACTATCCATATGTTTAACAAGTCTTTCAGGGGCACCACGATAAAGTTCTTCATCATCAGAACTCATTTTACGGTGTATTTGGTGAATATCATCATCCTCATCATCTGTTAAATCAATATATGGTTCGTTTTCATCCTCTAATTCATAATCATCCTCATCGTCCAATTGTTCAACCAATGGTTTAGAGTTACCCAATTTATTTTCCAATAATGTGTTAAATCTTGAATTATTCACTTGCATACCACCTGTATGTTGTCCACGAATACTATTCTTTCCTTCTTCTAAATCATTCATCCAAGATGTGTCCTCATCAAGTTCTTCATCATTAAGTTCATTATCTAATGTTGGTTCTGATGGATATAAATATTCTTTAAGAATATCTTTGAACTCAGCGAAATCACCATTAAATCTTCTAACAACGTCAAACTTTTTGTCCAATCTATCAACAAATCTTCTGTGTTCAAACTGAATTAGGTATCTTTCACTAGGTAACCCTGTCACTAAACCAACATCCCCATTATCATCATTTGGAAATATAAAAAATATCGGTCCGTTAACTAAAAGTCTAAGACCAAATTTTTCATTTGGTATTGATTCTTCCCAATGTGATTCCCCCTCAGTCCATTTATAATAACCACCAAACCACTCAACCGCTTTTCTTTGTTCTTCTCCCGTACCTTCAACTTTAATTAAAGTATAATCATGACCAACCATCATAATTTCAGAACCAGGGTGTTTTAATTTATTTTTAATACGACTATCATCCTCATCGTCAAATTGTTCAACCAATGGTTTAGAGTTACCCAATTTATTTTCCAATAAAGAGTTAAATCTCGAATTATTCACTAGCATACCTCCTGTATGTTGTCCACGAATACTATTCTTTTCTTCTTCGCTTAAATTATTTAATAAATGTTTCATTCTTATAATTTTAATAATAAATATCCTCACATAACAAAAAACCCACCTGATGAGGTGGAGTTATCTCATAGCCTCCAAATTATCTAAGTCATCATCCTCAAACGTAATATTTTTCCACCATTTTCTAACCTCATTATATGCCTTATCTTCATCCCCTTGACAAAAATAATCGGTTAAAATCGGAATAAGCTTTTCCTCTTTCCAATCTTCTTGGGGATATTCACTAGAATTATTATTTATTTCCTGAACTTCATCTAAAAATTTAGTTATGTTACCACCAAATAAATCAAAAGCTAATACTTCACCATATATTTTAAATAAATCAGATAATTTTGTACCATTAATCAATTGAGATTTATAATACGCAATCATTGGGTCCTCATTGTTATCTAACCTATCATTGAATTCTTTCTCATGACTTTCACTCTCGTTAATCACTCTTTTAACAATCCTCATCAAATCAGATTCTGTTAATCTTATAACTTTTTTCATTTTTTAAAATTTTTCGAAACTTTATTTATTAGTTCTTCATCAAACTCAACACCGTGTCGGTTGTAAAACTCATCGACCAACCTATCTGTTGACATGTTGTGTTGTTTTAAAAGGATGTAAGCACCAAGGTCGGCCTCTATCTCATCTTTTTCAGACCGAGGTCCGTTATGTTTTAATATTAAATGAGCAATTTCGTGAGCTTCAATAAATTTAAGGTCTTTCATAGTTAAACCGTCATCACCTAAGAAAATTTCACCATCAATTATTATTAAATTTTGTTCAGGGAAATAAAACCCATAACCATACTCTTCAAAAAAATCTACTAAGTTTGAGTAATTTGGATTGCTTTCAAAGATAACTAAAATATTAATACCCGATTCAAAATCACTCTCATACGATATTAAGTCGTCTTCCATTTCAGTTAATAAATTATACTGATTTTCAGTTATTATTATTTTCATATTTTAAAATTCAATATTTTTCATCGAAGAATAATCTTCATTATCAACAAAACTTACCTCATTAACTTTAAGACCAGTGTTCTCTTCAAACCACGTTTTAAATATTGGAACCCATTTAAAACCAAACAAGTTATACAGGGGTTGAGTTACTCTAAAATAAAGATGTAAAACACTGACATTTAATCCACGTCTATATTCATAACCAACCTGGTCATTAATATAAAAATCAATACCACCATATTTCGCCACCTCTTCTTTATAAAAACTATGTAGTTCGGGACCCCAATTATAATCAGGGTAATAATTGGCTTTTAAATAATTTAAAATACCTTCCTCATATTTGGATTCACTTATTATTACTTTCATATCAATCTTCTTCTTTAACAAATGTATCAATGATATCTTGAATAGTTATTCCCATTGGGGGAATACCTAAGAGTTCCAAGAATTCAGCATCAGTATATGTTTTACCATTATAACTTAATAGTAAACCTGAATGACTTTCCGTCCAAGTGTTTGATTGACTCTGATATAAAAAATTTCTATATGGTAATCTAAATAGATACATCGGACCATACATATTCAACCAATCATTAATCTTCTTTGGACCAATAAAGTCAAAATACTTTTTAGGTAACTGATGAACATATTTAATAGTTTCAACCTGACCCGTTAAATCAATACCCAATTTATTAACCAATAAATTTTTAAGACTAGCTTCAGTTATTATTACTTTCATATTATTCCTCCCCTTCTTCAACAAATGTATCCACAATATCATCAAGTGTTAGACCCATTGGGGGAATACCTAGTTTATTTAATATTTGGTCCTCAGAATATGTTCTATCGTTTGTATCAACAATCATCTTACGAACTTCATTTGTTAATTGTTGATATTGATATAAATATATTTGACTACCAATCTCAATAACATACATAGGACCATATTTATTCAGATATAATCGAAGTGTTTGTGGGGTAATTATACGTTCATTAAATTCAAATGGTAATTCGTATGAATTAGTTACCATATGAATTTTACCTGTTAAATCAACACCCAATTTATTAATCAATAAATTTTTAAGATTGGCTTCAGTTAAAAAGTTTTCACGAATTGTAGTTTTCTTTTTTTTCTTAACATTATACCTATATTGTTGACTTTTTTCACCACTAAGGTCAAAATCATAACTATAATCAACACAGTCACATTTAATACCTGTCTTATCGTAAACATATTTAACCAAAACATCCGAGAAAATCTTTTTCCTTGTTAACGGAAAAAATAGGTCCAATTGATGTGAAAAATCGTAATACAAGGTTAAATCTTTTTTACATCCTTTACCCCTTTGAGGTCCCCTCCATATTGTCATAGGAGCATTATCATCAATTGAATCATTCTTACCATAAACGGATGTAGAATATTCATTTTCATCATATCTTAACTCACCCAAAAATGTTGTCAGGAATTTATACGCAGCGTCCTTATATTGTTTTTTAGTTATTACGACTTTCATTGTCTACTATTGTACTTCTCAATCATTTTATCCTGATACTTTTGGCTCATTCTAGTTTGAATCCCCTTATCAAGTTTTGAATAAAAGGTTTCCTCACCATTTTCATCCTCAAACAACCATTTAATTGTTGTCATCTTGTCATCACCACCACCACGAATACCCCCAATTGTTATCATAGCTCTCACATAACCGTTAATAACGTCAACCCATACTAATATCCTAGGTCGACCTCCCAACACATTTCTTAAACCATCTAACTCAATTTGAAACGATTCTTCAGGATTAATTCCGTATATGCTTTTTTCACCTGTATATTTGTCAAATAAATGATTGAAAATATCAGCTTTAACAGATGTTGACAAATTCTGTTTCATGAAGGACAATTTTTCCTCATAATCCTTAATCTGTTTTAACATCCCACGATATTGTGATTCTGTCAGTATTAATTTCATAACAATAAATATAACGAGGTGGGAGAAATTAAAAGATACTACCCTTTTTTATCCATAAATTGAGATAAATCGGAAAACTTAACAATATTAAAAGTTTCCTGAAACCATTTACTGATTAAATTACCCGAATCTTCAGTTGAAATGTCAAATATACTAGCAACCATGTTACATAAATTCTGGTCCTTAAACACAATATAACCCCCATGTTTCTTACTAACACGAATAGTGTAAAAACCAACACCTGATTTACCTTTTAACTTATACCAAAACGCTTTAGATGTATGAACTAATCGACAGTCTACCTTATCCCCAACGTAACCATCCAAAAACTTATTAACAATCTTTTCCATTACACATGATTTAATGAAACAAATTTACAAAAAAAAACCACCTGATGAGGTGGGCGTTAATAAAACTTATTAATTCTAAAAGTTTACTTCTTTTTCATTATATTGTTCAGAAAAATCCATCAACGTTCTTTCAGCTATACGACAAATTATAGGGGTACCCTCATAATCTTTTTTATCAAACATATCATCTGTTACTTCTGGTCCGAAACCATATACAATTTTTTCATTTGTCTTTTTGTTGTTATAATAAACAACGATAAAATCAAATCCACTACGATAATTACTCCTTTTTGACATAGTCGTAATCCCCACGTGTAATTTACCAATTGGGTCAACACAATCAATTTCTTCAATATCCGAAAAATCACCTTGACCAAGCTCATTTAACTCAGATTCTTTTATGATTTTTTTTAAAGTTTTAATAAGTTGAGATTCTGTTAATCTTATAACCTTTTTCATATATACTTTTAATTATAAATATATCTAAATAAATAAACCCTCCGTTTAAGAGGGTTTAAATTATTTTAATAAATTATATAAGTCATTAATGTTATCAACATTAAATGGCTGATACTCATAAAGAATATCGTCTAAAGATTTACCGAAATTCTCTTCAATTTCATCTTCCATTTTATAAAAATCACCTCTATATTGACGTAATGCAAGATAAATATGATACTCATATATCATTGGGGTGTCACCGTGAACATCATCAATTATTCGATGATTAATTAAATAAGAACCATATTCATTTATCCATTCCTTCTTATCACCATCAAAAAAGTAGTTAATTAAGATATCTATCATTTGTGAATGAGTCCCATCCCAATTAGGATAAAAATCCATCATATATGATTTTCGTTTTGGTTTATGATATTCATCACTTTTTTTATTAAATTCGTCCCAATCAGCGTCAGTGAAATTATCTAAATCATCGACACTTAACTTTGGTAGTTCAGGTTGTTTAAGGTTAAGTGTGTATGAACTATATTCCTTAGAAGCTAAAACAAAATGTATAAATCTCCAATAATCATTATAAAAAAATAATTCCGATATTTCTTTATTATACGTATTGAAGAGTTCTGTCCAAGTACCGTTACCTTCAACCATCGTCAAATAAAACGCAAACATATTATCAAACCCTAAATTGATTAACGTTTCAAAATTATCTTCCCCATCACTCTCTTTAATCACTCTTTTAACAATCCTCATCAAATCGGATTCTGTTAATCTTATTACTTTTTTCATATGTACTTTTACTTATTTTCTTTATAAATTTTAAACATGTCGTCACCAAACAGTTCCATAACTTCATTATGAATATCTTGACTATATAAACCATTATATTTATCATCACAATTAAGTCTAAGAACCGCGGTAAATACCACCTGATAGGAACTCCACTCAAAATCACCAGGGGGAATAAATAATCTCTCTTCACCACTCGCTAACTTATCAAGATAATCCTTCATACAATGATATCTTCGTCTGACATAAACGCTAAGTTGTTCTTCCGTTATTATTACCTTCATAAACCCATATCCATTTCTTCACCAAATGTATCCACAATATCAGTAAGGGTTAACCCAATCGGGGGAACACCTAACTTATCCAATACTTCTTGTTCCTGATATGATTCACCTTCAGAATTAACTAATATCTTATCCCTAAACTTAACCTGTTTCTGATATATTAATGTCTCATCAGGTAATTTAATTAGATACATCGGTCCATAGTTTTTCATCCAAACTCTAGCCATATGACTACTCATGAATTCATCAAATACCCTAGGAATATGATAAACACTGGTTAAGATTTTAACCTTACCCGTTAAATCAATCCCCAATCTATTTACCAATAGATTTCTTAAATCACTTTCATTAATTAATATTTTCATTCTTTATAATTTAAACTTAAACCCCAATCAACAGGACACTTTATATAAGTTCGACCAAACGAAGTACGGTCCAAATCAATCCCCAACATTTTTAAATCCTCCCTCAATAACTCAGTGAACTCATAAAAACCAATTTCATACGGATTTTTCATATATTGAGCTCTTACATCATCTTTATGATAAAATGGGGTTTCCTCATTAACATATATTTTACCAGGTATAACCTGATTAGGTTCCAGCAATAAAACATAATCGTATTCACGTCTAACCGAATCACTAACTCTTTCCATACCATTTCTACTAGTTACATCAATTAATTCTAAATCAAATTTAAAATCAGTATTAATACCTGTATACATCTTCATGTATTGATTAATCATTTTGTTCGTAAACTTTTTAATAACGTTCAATACCGATGGGTCTTCTATTGTTGTTTCCTTATTCATTAAAATTGATTATTAGGGTCTAAACCACCCCTTTTTCTTGACCGTTCTTTATCTTTGTCCCATCTTATGGCAGTTTCTTTTCTTTGTGATGCCCCTGATTCAATTTCATCGGCAATCATTCGTAAAATATTAACCCTCTCTTCAGATGGTGAAATAGAATTTCTTATAACACTTTTAATTTCTTTATATAATGAATTTTCTTCGTGGTTTTCATTAATGACACGTTTAACTAATCTAATCAAGTCACCCTCAGTTAATCTTATTCTATTTTTCATATATACGTTTAATTATAAATATATTCAAATATTAAATCGCGGCGGGGGGACCAAGAAAAACACGACCGAAGGTCGGACACGGTGAACGAAATTTTATCTTTTTTATCCTATTTTCTACCAAATAAAGAGACCCCACCTATAAAAGATGGGGGAATTAAACTACCGAGAATTAATCGGTAGTTGGGGGATTATGAATATAATGCGTCCTGATTAAATTTAAACCTTTCATCAAACTCAATAATGTTAAGATATCTGATTACCTGTATTATAACCTTCAGATTTACACCAATTAACCATTTTATTCTGAACACATTTTAAATTTTCATTTGTGATTGTAGGTATGATTTTTTTAATATAACCCTTATGGTCTTTTAAACAAACATATTCATTCATACCTTTATCATTTTGGTTAAGTTTAGAAAATATCCCGCCCTTTTGGTGGTATTTATATTCTAACGAGTTTTCAATTTTATTAAAGTCATTGTCACAATTTACTGATTGTTCTAATATAACTCTTTTAACTATTCTCATCAAATCTGATTCTGTTAATCTTATTACTTTCTTCATAAAAATCTTTTTTTAATAAATACTTTGTAAAATAAAAAACCCCTCCGTTGAAGAAGGGGTTCACTATATTATATTACTAAGTCCTATATTTTAACCCATTGGTTTTTGTGATACTCCACCAACAGGTGTAGTTGGTGTTTTAATATTTTTAAGTCTTGCAACTAAAGTGGTATCGTAAAAAAAGTTTTTTTCGTCAATACTAACACCTGTTGTAACTATATCGTTAAACATAAAATCAAATGCGTAATTTAGAGTCTTGACCATCTCAGGATTCGTGTTGGTAGGTAAAATTGTTAATTTAACCAACCCATTTGAACTGGTGTATGTTAGTTTTCCTGTTAGCGTTGAGTAATTAGCATTCATCTCTAATTGACCTTCTTTATCAAGAAAACGACATAGTGACTGTAAAGTTAAGGTTAATTCTTTACCACCAGGTATATCCTTAGCACTAATAACTGTAAATTTTGCGTTTTTGTTAGTCCCAAGATAATAAGTTGTTGTTGGGGCTTGTTCGGATATGACACCATACATACCTAAAATGGAATTCTTATCTTGTTCGGTGATTATAAATTTTTTCATAGTTTGTTTTAATGATAAATATCCCATTAAATAAAAAAACCCCACTTATAAAAGATGGGGTCAAACCAACGATACTATCATTGGCGAGGGATTATTAAACTACCGAGGATTATTCGGTAGTTGGGGGATTATGAATATAATGCGTCCTGATTAAATTTAAACCTTTCGTCAAACTCAATAGAGTTTTTACCGTAGTCATATACATAATCATTAGTTACCCAAATTTTAATTAAGGGTTCACCATTGTTTGTTATTGTAATTAACTTTCTACCCCAATTCTCACCATACTCGTCACCACCTGCGTCATTTTCAGTGTGAACGTGTGAATCAACATCACCAAGCGCCCCATCAAACAACTCTGATATCTTTTCTTCTAAAGAATGCTGACTGATGTAATCATGATGATTTTCAATCCAATTATCCAAGTCCTCAACTTGACCTTCAAAACCCTCAGATAATATTCTCCCATATAAACCCTTTATATGATTCTTATCGTCTTCCGTAATAATAAACTTTTTCATATATATTTTTAATAATAAATATCAGTCCTCACTATTAAATAACTCATGCCATTTCTTTCCTACCTCATATGGATTCTCAACATACTTGTTAAGTTCATCCATAGCTTCCTTTACATTTCTAAAAGGAATCTCCTTACATCCAACACTAACAACACACCCAACACTTAAAAAACGAAGACGTATCTCGTATTCTTTAAGTAATTCCTGTTTCTTAGGTTTGTAATCTTGTTTCAACTCCATTTCAGGTTCTCTATCATAACCTCTCATTTCAACAGGTTGTTCCACAGTTTCATTAACATCATAATCTCTCATAATCTTTTTTATTTAATTATATAGAAATTAAATGATGAGGTCAAATAAAAAACCCCACCTGATGAGGTGGGTTTCAGTTAATCTTATTTCTTTGTGTCATTAATTGCTTTAGTTACAACTTTAACAATGTAATCACCACAGGACACCTTAAAACCTTTTCCTGAATCAGGCTCACTTTGTATTATAGAACCAATACAAGGACTTGACCCGTCTACAAACGTAGGTAAATGTGATGATTGATTCCAATTTTTAGAACCATTGATTTCCACAAAATTAGGGTAATAATCACCTGTATAATCCATCATATCTGCAGGATATGTAATAACAATTCCTGATGGGTGTGTCATTACTTCGCTATAAAAATCAACACTAGGGTATCCACCTATGTTAAAATAACTACGTTCATTTACAATATGGTCTACTTTAGAATTAAAACCTAAGGCTTTTAATCTAGGTTTTAATTGGTTCCAATATTGATTTGTCTTAGCGTCAGTTTTTTTAACCTCACCATCACTCTCTTTAATAACTCGTTTAACAATCCTCATCAAATCGGATTCTGTTAATCTTATCACTTTTTTCATATATACTTTTTATTATAAATATTATCTAAAACAAAAAACCCCTCCGTTGAAGAGGGGTTATGTATTATTTTAATTCATTATATAAATATTCCTTAACCAAGTTATCAAGATAGTCTAACACCTTTTCGGGGGGGAATATATTAAACAAAGCAACACGTTCAAAATAATGTTCTATATTAGGTGATATCTTTCTCAATATTAATTCATCCCCTTTTTTTATATATGAAAATATATGACCTTGTGAATATCCAATAAGTTCTATATTTCTCGGTGTATCTCCCTGACTAAATTTAACCAACCCTTTTATAATCAATTCACCTTGACTACTCATATCACTACCATACCAACTAATGTCTATGTTAAGTTTTTCTTTCTTCAACAATTCCGAAAACACAGATTCGAATCTACTTTCATTTAATATAACTTTCATATATATAAATACCCCATTTTACTCAAAATTTTTCCAGAAATTTTTTTTCACTATTACCCCCTTTTTATATATGTCGATTTTTACAGGAAATTTAAACATGTCCCCCTTATATGTTTATTCAGTAGACATGTCCCCCGTTTATAGGGGGGTCCTGATTTCCCCCAAATTAAAAAGTACCATTAAATTAATTTGTTTTTAATCCACTACTATTTAATTTGGTTTCATTCAACATTAATGAGTTAAACTTACCCGCAACTCTAATAACTGCGCCCTTACTTTCAATTAAAATTTCAATACCGCCACCTCTAGTTAATTCCATCGGTTCCTCCCAAAATAATACATAACCCGTATCAATTCCTTGGGGGGTTTTAATATGTACATAATCTTGGGTTCCTTCGCCAACATATTTACCGTCAGGTATATAAACAACTCCCACATCACTTAAAAACCAAGAGGTTATATCATTATAACCCTGCTTTATTAATTCATCTTTAAAATTTTGCTCACTAATTAATGGTTTAACATAGCCGATTGTCGATTCCATTAATGTATGAAATCTGTTTTTGTATTTATTTAAATTATCCATAATATAATTTTAATTATAAATACTCCGATTTTCTGAAAATTTTTTAAAAATATTTTTTTGATATGTTACCACCTTGGACGACAGTTCTCCTTAATGAATTTATTATAGTGTCTTCTAATCACACCACCCAACTCATTTAACAATTGACCTTTGAATGTGGAGAACATCCTTTCGTCAATACCCATATGACCCACAACCTCATTAATTGAGGAATGTATAATATCTCGTTTGTATTTGTCAAAATCAAAATGGTCATTATAATAACATGGGTTAGAAACCTCCATTTGTTTAAGGACCTCAGTTTTAAAGTAACGTATCACTAAGGGGATTTGATTTTCTGTTATTATCACTTTCATATTAGATAAATACCTTACCTTCGTGAATAACCTCAGTAATTTCCATAATATCAAATTCATTCCTCCAATCATAGTCCCCACTTACATAATCAGGGTAACAATGTTCACTTATTGGAGCATCCAATTTATATATGACCCAATCCTGTATTGTCTTAGTTAAATCCTTCACAGGATAGAACTTTGAAAAGGTAAGCCAAAACTCACTATTGAAAAATGTATATCCCGTTTTACCCACACTAACCAACCACTCTTTAGTGTCAGGATTAATAACCCAATACCAATCCTTATGTCGGTAAGTTAAAAAGTCTTTTACGTATGTATCAATCGCCCGATTTGTCATAGAGTATAAAGATAGGTAATTCCTTAAAATTTTCCAAAAATTTTTTAAAAATATTTTTTTGGTTTTTCAGAAAAAAAGTTAGTATATGTTTTTTAGGATATACGCTTTCTCAAAAGGATTATCCCCCCTTTTGGACCCCAAAATGACCCTATATGGAGGGGGGATACGGGGCAGGGGGGGTGTATAGGGGTATATGGGGGGTTATCAGGGGAAGGGGCTCTAGCCCACGTTACTATAGGTCCCCCTGTCTTAGGGATTCTATATGGGGGTGATGTAATTACAGGGACATATACAAATGAAGTTATCAACATGACATGGTGTCAGGTGGTATGGATGTTAATAACTTATTGTGGGGGAATTAGGAATTGACATTATGTCAGTAAGACTCTGCTTGGTGAGTATCAATGAACTCAGTAATCATAATAGACCTTGGGTGTTTCGATTCGGGGAATGATTCGGTGGAGAATGTAGAGTGGAATTCTTCAGGAAGGTTATGGTATAATTCTTTAGCACTTGTTTCAATGTCTTCTTTGATTAGTTTAACCTCTTCGTATAGTAACTTATCTTTATCATAGTACATACTATCATAGTCTTTCTTATCTCTCCCCATGTAAGTAGCGGGGTTTCCTGCGGTACGTTTAAATGTATATCTGTTAGGTTCCGTATAGTATTTGTATGTGTCAGCAAACTCCTGATAGTCCATGATAACGTTTATGAATATCACTGAGTCATATTTTTCATGGTCAGGATATAGTTCCCACCCTTTAAGGAATTTGTATTTCTTCATGATGGCATTGATGACCATGTCAATACCTCTCATTTGTTTATCATTTAATTTAGTCTCCATGACAATAAATATGTTGAAGAATTAGTTTATGTCAATAATTATCCCCACCTTTGTTGTATGATGGTTTGGGGGTGACACCTCAGACGACTACTCTTAAAGGTGAGAAGCAAGTAGACTCCAACCTGCCTTATACTTTCATATACCTTGGGGGTTGATAGCAGGTTCCCTTAGAACTCCCCACATATAAACTGAATTATATCCGCCCGTCTTAACTGTTCTCACAAGTGACAATGCTAATATACAAATAATAATAATCCCCCACGTTAGAATGGGGAATTATTTTTGATATATAATGTGAAGTAGTTGATTGCCTCAGGGTCACAGTTGTCTACAGGTTTGTTATTAACCAACTTAACATACACGTGGTAGTGTAGTGACCAATATTTTATTTCAGTTGCTCCCATGATTGATACATATTAGATTGTGAATACTTAATATGAATATACAACAAAGATTTGATTTCCCCACTATAATTGATTATAATTTATATATGAAGATACTTTTTATTATATGGTTGGTTATGGCCTCATTCATTGGGGTGTTTTACATCTTGGATGTAACCTTCAGGAGTTTACCTGAAGGTCATAGACTACGTGTATGGTGGAACAGACATGTGGTTAGTGAGACTGACCTTGAAGATATTCATCCACCATCTGACGAGAGTGTCTCCTGATTGAAGTAGATACTTCATTATAGTTCTCTTCATTTAATTTCTCCTTAGTATTCCAATAGTCAATTACTTCCCCCATATCTGAGTGGGTCAGGATTATAATGGTCTGTCTGATTGGTTTATTAGTTCCCACCTTTTCTACTATCTCGTATACACAGGTTCCTGTATAATCCCCATTGGTATAGTTCACACTTATCTTTGGGGTTTCATCTTTTATTTCTATTCCGAAGTCATTTAATATTTCCATATATATAAATATATTAACACCTGACAGTATGTCAAGTTGATAACTTTCCTGATGGTACAGTAAATGTGACTTATGAACACCATTAATGTTGATAACTTTATTGGGGGAAATGGACCTGACACTATGACAGTGGGGAATTGTTAATAACTTTTTATGTTAAAAAACTTGTTTTTGACAAAATGTCAGTCGTGCTTGGGGATGGGGATAATCGCTTGACGGGTATTTGGGTTCCCACTTCTTACCACAACCCCCATTTTTTTAGTTCGGATGTTTGGTTGTTGATAGTGTAGTGACCAATAAATCCCCTCTGTAGGGGTCTGTAGGTCTAGTTTATTTACTATATATAAAACCCAGCAAATATTCTAGTTTAAGGTACAGGAGGCGTGTGAACACGTAGTGTGTTAGGAAAGTATCTTCAACGGACCATTTATGGTGGTAATTAGTGGGACAAAATGACAGACACCTCATCAGATTATATTATATTAGGACAGTTAAAAAAGTTACAGTAAAGAGGTTAGTGTAAACAGGTGGAACCTGAGTTAGTAAGGAATTCTTACATAGTGAAATTCGTATAACTTACTATAAGTCCTATTAAAGGGGGATTATATGTATAAACATACAATTAACACCTGTGGTGTACTTTTATATGTTATTTGATATAATCCCCATCATAATGGGATATAGTTAATCTATGGTAAGGTCTGATAGTAAAAAGGGGGTCTTGATTAAATGGGGGGAAAGTGTTCAGTAGGATTGTATGTTCAGTGACAATGAACGGTTATATATAATGAACAGGAGAAACTACATATATGATTAGAGTATGAATGGATAACGTAGTGGAGTGTAAACGGAACGGGAGTTAGGAATAAATAGTTTAATCTTATATGTAGTTTACATTAATTATTATTGATTATAACCCATAAAATATTTGTATTCATCAGCAAGAGCATTTATTTTTTTATCCACATCCCACCAATCAGTATATGGTATTGGTTTTCTTTCGGATAGTTTTGGGTAGTGTTTACATAACCATTTAGTGAGTATGGATTCTATAGTTCTATCATCAAATTGCATAACACTTTTATAGAAGTAGTTCCATATATAATCATCAATAAGAATCGTATCTGTACTATCTTCATAGTGTAGTACATTAACTTTATATTCATATACCCACCGATTTAATCCGTATGAATCTTTCATTGGATATAGGTTACCTATTAAGTAGTCGAGATAAGATTCAGGATTATCTATATATACTTTTCTGATAATATCTTTATCACCCCCGATTATGTCTAAGGTGTTACTGATTCCTATATCGTTAACCATATTGATTATGGTGTTTTTATGTTCTTGGTTCATATTCTGTGATTACTTGGTAAAACCATATATTCATCTTCGAAACTAATTTCACGATAACCCATGGTTGATGCTGAGAAAGATAAATTAGGTTGTTTACATACAGGAGTTAATGAACTTAGGTCAGGGATATTTTTAGTTATCCATGATTTGATTGTGTTTTCTATTTCTTTAGTGGTAAAACACATAATATTAACATAGAAGTAGTTCCATATACGCCGACTAACATAAAGGTCACCATTAAGTTTAAATTCATAGTCAGGTCTTTTACATTCGAATATAACCTCATAATTATTATACCCACCAATTACTATTGGTTTATAGAAATATATTTCATCATTAATAGGTTGGTGGTCTTTAAGTAGATTACCAATTAGGTAATCCATATATCTTTCAGGATTATCTATATATGCTTTTCTAATAATATCTTTGTTCCCCCCGACAATGGTTAGGGTATCGGTTAGTCCTAATTCATTTACATAATTAATTATTGCTTCTTTATGTTCTTGATTCATAGCGTTCATTATTTTGGTATGTTCATTGCCACTGAAGTCTGTGATATATTGAACTGTGATTCCTTCGCGGGGTTGTTATGGTAAGTATTTTACTATGAACACCATTCCCATCAAACTTGAGTATATTGTGGTCATTGCGACTAACAAGGTCCACCCTTTCATCTCTTCATCATAAACGTTATAATGTCCATATATTTTTTTAAACCTCATCAATCCGAAGATTGAGTATATTATTGAAAGTATTGTTAGTGTAATCATTGTTTTTAATTTTTAGTTAATTGTTCTTCGTGATATAATTTGGCGTACTCTTCCATTGCTTTTATGATGAATCCTTTCATACAATCTTCATCAGGCATTCCGATGATAAACTCATCTAATACTTCTTTCGGTGTTTTCATTATTTTTTATTTAGTTCTATTAATAATAATTCGGTTGCTTGAACTGCGAGACCTGCGGCAATTTCTTTTTTATGACCGTTTGATAGTAAACCCACCATTAGTTGTGTTGCCATATATTCTCTTTTGGTTAATCCTGTAATAGGATAACCTGACCCTGTTGATAATGGGAATGCTAGTTGTCTTCCCTCCTCTAATGCTTGTTCTTTATTTAATTCGTTTGCGTCTTCCTGTGTCATAATTTCAGATGTATTTATTACTCTCGTTATTTTAATAGGGGTAAGATTTGCCCTCGTTATTTTAAATTTAGTGTCTCTTCCACCAATTCAATTTGTTTTAATGAATGGTTCTGTGTTGAGACTACCTTACAATTTAGGGTCTGTTCCACCTTTATCCCATCGTTTTGTAGCTCATACCTAGTTTTGAGTACCTTACAATTTAGGGTCTCTTCCACCGCATATATATCTGCAGTGTTTTTTAGATTTGTTTTGAGTACCTTACAATTTAGGGTTTCTTCCACCCTGAACAAGGATTTACTTTCGAAATGGGCCGTTGTGAGTACCTTACAATTTAGTGTGTCTTCCACCGAAGATTCTTTAAAACCGTCTCTTCTTATTGTTTTGAGTACCTTACAAATTAGTGTTTCTTCCACCTGTTCATTCCAATCATCATTTCTACCACACATTGAATCTACCTTAATATTTAGGGTTTCTTCCACCCAAGGATTTTTTTCTGCTGGAGTCAACCAAGTTGTGACTACCTTACCATTTAGGGTGTCTTCCACCAATTTATTTTGGGGGAAATTTCTTTCATCTATTTTGAGTACCTTACAATTTAGGGTCTCTTCCACCAATGTGGAAGATGTAAAATACACGTGGTGGATTGAGAGTACCTTACAATTTAGGGTGTCTTCCACCCACTCAGAGATTACATCATTAAATACCTCATCAGGCATAGAAAATAAGGTTTTTAACATATTAAAAAATTCATATCTCCACCATAGATAGTTACTTTCTATTTTATATTCTAAGTACCAATATTTTTCTTCTCGGTTAACAAACCAAATACCTTTTGTGTTTGGGTTATAGATTATCTCACATTTTTTGAGTTCTTTCTCAATCTCAGTAATAAACCCTTTTTTAAATGTTTCAGGATAACTCATAATTTTTTATCTAAGAATAACACACCTTTGATGAATAATACCACCATTATAATTCCAATTACCGCCATAATCTTTTCTTTAAATTATTTATACCAAATATCCATAACCGTGAATATTAAAACTGTTATGACTATTACAATAATAGCTAAACAATATGTTACAATCCCAATTGGAGGGATTAGACATAATCTATAAAAGAATTGGGTGTCAAGTCTGCTATGTATTAGCAAGCTAGTTAGTTGTTTAGTCATAACGATATTGATTAACGTTAGAAGTACTGCGATAAAAATTATTAGTCCCATATTTTCTTTTTTTACAAATATAATAAAAAAACCCCAACTTATCATTGGGGATTGAATTATATTTCTTTTAAGTTTTAATGTATTGGTTTTGAAATTATTATATCAAAAAAACACAATCCGATTATAAAGTGGTCCCTTGAAAAGGATAATGATAATAAATCACCCTCAAATGTTTTATTACCGAAATTTAGTTCAACCCCACCCAATGAAAAGTTAAATCCGTTCCATTGGTTAAATTCGGCGTTTATCAATGTTAATCTTGATATGTTCATATTCTTCTCAGGATTAAACAACCATCATCATCTAACCAACCACTGATTACTTCTTTTAATTCTTTGTCGTCACTCATTTTTTCACAATTTTAATTAACCAAATTATTAACAATATCTGTTAGTTCATCTAGTTTGATTGGTTTATCAACAAATTGGGACGCACCTGTTCTCATTGCATGTAATATTTTATAATCATCCGTAACCGCAGTTAAAAATATGATTGGTGTAGTATCATCTTGTTTTTTTATCTCACCACACATTTCTATACCATCCATATTTGGCATACGTATATCAGTTATAACAATATCAAATTTTTTCTTTTTAAATTCAGATAAACCTATGGAACCATCTAATGATGTTGTAACATCGAAACCATTTTTATTGAAGTGATGAGATAAGAATATTAAGATGTCCTCCTCATCGTCCACTATAAGCATTTTATTTTTCATATTCTTTTAATAAAAGTTCTTCTCCTGTTAATGCAAAGTATAGGTTTTGTAGTTGGTGTACGTATTAAATTTCTTCATCATAATTAAATTTGGTCCAATCATTAACATATTCTTGTTTATCTCCATCTTGTAGGTTCATAAAGATTGGTTCACCTTCATCAGTTCTAATAACAACCCAATCTTCACCTTCGGCTTCAATAATACTACCTGTTAAATCATATCTTCTACCAGCGAAACCATTACAGTAGAAGTCCTTAATTTCTTTACCGATGTTACCCATATTTCTCACTTGCTTTTAAAGCACTTGAAAGATAATCCCAAGCACCATCATTAACTTCTTTACCATTAACTTGCATTACCGTGTATGCCCATTCATTATAGTGGTTTTGTTCGAAAATAACAACCTCATCGTCATTTGAATTACGGGTTGTTATCTTTCTAAGTGATACGTGTTTGTTTTTACCCATTAATTTAATTCTAATTCAGACGCTTCTTTACAACTATTACAATCAGGTTCGGCTTGTATTTTATAGTAAGGTTTTCCGTTTTTAGTTAAAGTATCCAATATCAATACTCGGTTACTATATAACTTATAAGTTGTTACATCCCCAATTTCGTGTTTGAATCCATCATCACAGGATAGTAATATCCCCACTAAGATTACTAATATTAATTTTCTCATATTACTCTTCCATTTCTTCTATACCTGTTATTATTGTCTTTTCAATTGGGTAACAAGCAACAAGTATGTTCTCATCATAAAATGAGTAAAACCCTGAACTTGAACTATCATTTGTTGTGTTGCGAAATTTGGTCGCAAATACTGAGACGGTCCAATGTGTATAACCTGCGAGCACTATTAAATTGTATTTCTTCATATTATTCTTCGTTTAATACCATACTTACAGGTTCAACAAAATCCCACGTTTTGTTCTCAAACTCTTTAACCTCATCTTCCAATTCTTCTTTTGACCAAACAGGTTTAAACATAGGTCTACTCCTGAACGGAAGATTATCTCTATCCTCCCAAGCATCAACTTGTTCTCTTATAGAATCAATTAAATTACGTGATTTATTGAATTTAACCCACTCTCTATAATCATATTCAGTCTTAATGAACATAACATCCCCATAGTTATAGAATTCCATTTCAGGAAACTTTAAATTAGGGTTATTGGTATATACATCAACAATACCATTATCACCGTAATATGAATCACATAAGTCACTTAGGGTATAAAGGTTATTAGGTTTTTCTTCCCACACACTTCCATATTGGCGAACGGAACAGATATACAAATATCCGTCACTATAATTATCAATACGATATTGAATTCTATTTCTTAATTCAATAAGCTCACCCATATTTAGTTTTTCAATATCCATATTATTTAACAATTTGGTCACTTAAATAAACATTATCAATTACTACAATATCAATCAACTTAACACCAAGATGAACTTGTCTTCCATCTATTTTGGTAATCTTACCTGAATCCTCAATTGAACCTGTAATTCGGTTAATTACTTTAACATAATCACCTACTTTGATGTCTCTACCGTTTTTATCTGTTGTCATATTTTTGTTTTATTAAAATATTTCTTGTCAATAATATACTCACCATCATTAAAAATAAGTGCGTCACCTTCAATTTTAGTGATTTTTAGAGTGTTGGTAATTTCCATAATGTTTGGATGATAACCTTTATACTCTTCAATACTATAAGGTTTTGAAGAATTTCTCCAATATGACAACCCAAAAGGGTTAAATTCGTTGCCTACTTTGATGTCTGTCGTTTCCATAGGTCAAATATAATAAAAAAAGGGATAACTTTCATTATCCCTCGCATATTATTTTAAATTAATATCCTCTCAGCTCATCATGTTTATTCTTACGAAGTTTTTTCAAATATAAATCTTCAATCCAACCTGGCTCTTCCGATTCATTTTTTTCAATATGTTCCCTACGATATAAAGTATTTTTCATAATATACTCAATCATTTCCTCATCGGTAATTTCATCAGGTTTTGTTTGGGTTGGAACACAAACATCAGGTCTACCTGTTAATTCATCAATTGTGTCAATTGTTATATCATTACGTCCCATTTTTTCATGTATCATATCTAAGTATGTTTCTTCAAACCATTCATCAAAAATATGTTTTAAATAATTTCTTCTAATAGGAATATGTTTTAATATATCATCAATTGTTTCACGATATATTAGAACGTTACCTTCTCGGAAATTCCTTTCTGTTGAAGCCCTTTTATCTTCCCATGCGTCATCATCATTATCAAAATACATTATAAATTCGATAATTCGCTTACCATTTTTACAGAAATCAAAATCGTGTCTGGCTTTCGAAACTTTTTCGTAATACATATCAGCACCTGAGAAAAGTTTGTTTAATATTTCGTAAATTAACTTTTCAGAATTTGGTGATGGTTTAAGATATTTCCTCTCAACCTCTTCCCTTAATACTTTTCGTATTGATTCTTTTAAACTAAATAAATCATCCATACTAATAGTCGCATCATCATCACCAAGTCGACTTATTAAATCATCATAATTAATATCATTATTAACACTCATTGATTTTATTAACTCTTGTCTTTCATCATCC